ATAATTTCCATATAGGAGGGCATATGAGAAAAACAGTATTAACATTAGATGAAATTAATCTACTAAAGAATAGTGAAGAACCCAAGAACACTCAACTATATGGCAACTTATATGAAAATATAGTAAACCTGTCTAAATTCAAAGCCGTCTCGATAGAAGATATGCCATTTTTAGATGAATTGGGTGTAGCATCACTTACTATTAATAAGAAAAACATGATGAATAATATTTTAAAAGAATGGTATGCTGAAAAAGTAAGTGAAGAAGATCCAACTCAAAAGGTGCATTGCGGTTTATGTAATACACCTAATAAATATTTATATTATATACGGAACAGACGAAACGATATACTGCTAAATGTAGGTTCTCACTGTATCCTTAAATTTCCTGGGATTGAAGGATATACAGAGAAGAAACGTCAACTTAACGAAATCATCAAAGGTCGTGAAGTTGTTAATCGAAGAAATAAGTTTTATGAGACTTTTCCAAATGCCGAATCTGTAATTTCAGATGCTGATAAATATTTTTCAACCTTACCAATTTTAATCCCTTATGAATTATATACAAATATACAAAACACCATAGTAAAAATGAGGCAAGTATATTCACAATATATTAATAAAGGTAAAACAAAATTCGATGGCAATTTGTCACCATTTGAATTATTTCAAAATAAATTCGATGAATATAATCTTTATAAAAATTTAGCAAATAAATTTATCCAAGAAAATGACAAGCCTTTGAGTTGTAAACGTGCAGAAATTGACTGGTTAATTTCAAATAAGAAAATTAAACTTCTCGAAGAAATATCTAAAAACAATGGATTATACACCGAATTAACACTTAAACACATGACATCGGTTGAATTTATAAAACCATATATAAAAAATATATTTTCAAGAAACACTTCGAGACAATTATATTTTTCGCATATAAAAGGTAATATGATATATATTAATTTACATAAATTTGGCTATAATCCAAATTTAGTATTTCAAATGACACTAGAAGATTTTATGGACAAAATAGGTGCAAAATGCATAATTAATAAAAACATAAAATATGATCTTGAAAAATGTTTTAACCAAATTGCAATAATAGTCAATCAATCTAATATTTTTTCTATATTAGGTTATATATCTACTTATACAAACAATACGCAATATGTATTTCTAAATGACTACATTAGAGATAATATATATTTATATAGAAAAACTGATAAGGCAATAAGAAAATTCAATGCGCAATCATTTATTAAAGCATATTCAGGACATTTGTTAAATTCAGAAGAGACAATGAAGAAACATATTTTGAATATGATTTATAATAATTCGGTTCAATGGATTTCATTAGAACAACAGAGTAAACAAGGAACAGACGATATTGTAAGAAAATTGTACAAAGAATTTAAAGAGTAGCCAACCGACTACTCTTTAAATCTGTTACTGTAATGTTTTTACAATTCCACGCCAATAATCGAAGCGTCCCTTAACATTCTCTTTGCTACCTGTACCACTCTGAACATATTGTTTATATTCTTCGTTAGAATCATATGTTGCAATAAACTCAGATACCTTCTCTGCAAGACGAGAGAATGATTTCTTGTCTTTAACGATTCTATAACCACTATATAAAATTTGTGGGATACTTGTGGATGGAATTTTTACTTCACCATCAAATGATTCGTTAAATCTATCCATAGCTTCTTTTAATGTGTCAGCTCTATCAAGAAACTTATCTGCATAATCAGTTACATAAGCATCAATATCTTTTGTTCTAAAAGATGTAAATTCCTGTTCCTGATTAGAAGATATAAGCATCATGGCTTGGATAATTATATCTCTGTCTGTTCCATTCTTTCGCTGTGTCTTTGACATAATTTTATCCATAAATGGATGATTAGCGAGAGAGTAGACCTTTTCACTGAACTCATCTGATTCATGCACTACACGCATGAGCTTGTTTGACAATGGTTTTCCTGCATTCTGTCTGCGGAAAAGCTCACGAATATCTGTTTCAGTGCAATCTGTCATTCTATAAATTTGTAATTCTGATTTTAAAATTTCATCCTGAGTATCTTCATCGAGTTTATCAAATTTTAAACCAGACAAATCCTTTTCTTCACCATTAACAATAATAGTACCCATATCTTTCGATAATGCAAATACATTACCAATATAATCTCTTATAGTAGAAAGACGCTGTACGCCATCAATAATTGATAATGTCCCATCTTCCTCTACGATACCATAAGTAGGATTAATTGGATAGTGACGAAGCAATGAATCAATTAAATCTGTACGTTGCTTACGATTCCACTGTCCCTCTGGTCGCTGTAATTTATGAGAAAGATTAATTGTACCTTTATTCATATCCTTTACAAGCGACTGTAAAGAACGAGTTTTTGCTGTATAATCCATTATGTTACCTCCTTCAAAAAATGAAAAATTTTACTATTTTGAAGATAACACAGTTGGAATTTTTTGTAAAGTTTTTTGAAAAATTTTGATTAAATTTCGTATTTCATAAATCGACAAAACCTATGTTCTGGATTTATGAAGTTGGAAGTATATGGTAATATAATACCAAGCAAACTGTATTTGAGCCATCGTATCTCAGGTCAATAGCACGACAGAATGCTCGGTATTTACCATACGAAGTGCCATATTTGTAGTTTGGCACGATTCATATCGGAAATAAATTCAGCTCGTTCTGAGCAATACATTTCCCAACTTTAAGAAATACTACAAAGAAGGGAGGGTAGAATTGGAAGTATTTAAAATACTTGTAAGTGGTGGACTTTTAGTATATGCTTGCCATTTACTTTGTGTCATAGTTGATACAATTGGAAAGTGTTATACTGTTAATAAGTGCAAAGACTATACGGACTCACAAACCAAGTCTTTATCACAAATGTTCACCAAGACTAGAAAAATCTTTCGTAAATAATTCTATTTCTGTATTTGTCATTTATTTCCTTTTATTCCTTAATTGAGGGCAGGTCATCACGACTGTCCTCTATTTTATTTATTTTACAAAATATCTATAAACTACTTTCAATTATAGAGACTGTGTGTTATACTGCGAACGGATACTTTCGTATTCCGCTATATAATTTTTCACTTACATTGTACACACCAACAATGTAGTAAAGATAACATCGTGTAATGCGGTGTTATTTTTATGTTGTCATATATTTATTCTCTGTTTTTACTCGATTGAAATCGAGATTTCATTTTAATATTATATAACAAAAATTGATAACCTTGAAAATAATTTCAATAAACCCATAGTAGGTAACAAGTATTTCAATTTTTTCATATATATTTTTATTCAATTAAAAGATAACCATTATTATTAACCTTTCTATTATACCCATTACTTTATCAAGAAAATAATGAGGTATGTTTATGTAAACATACAAACTGTCCCATCTTATCTACTTCTAGGAACTGAGAAGTCAAACTGTGCAAAAGGAAAGGAGATAAGTATCCTACCAATAATATACTGTTTGCACTTCAGCATAGTACCGAATGTATATTCTTTCGACAGTGTTTCAGCTAATCGACTGTAGCCATTTCATTACAGTGAGGGTTCGTCATCTACAAATGAGTAGAAGAGAGGCTTCCCTGCGGATCTCATTTAGATATATCATATGATATACGACACAAGATTCCCCGTCATAGTATTATTCCTATGAGTGTGTTATCACACCATATCGACCTCCACAGCGAATGAGCCGTGAATTTTATTTACTATTATGTATGTCTCATAATAGATACAGAATCCTTGTATGCCTTGTCCATATAGGTTAAACTGTATTGTCGGCACATTCAAACAATAAACAAATGATATTGTTGGAATGCTACTAACTAATATAATTACATTTACCGACATTTTTGAAAGATAATGCAGTTGCGATTCCTAATGCAGCCGTTTTAAGTAATCCAAGATTGCCTGTTACAAAACCAATTCCTTCAGACAATTTAGTTAAACCATCAACAATAGTACCTAGATCTCCACGATCGACCATTTGCTGAATTGTACCAACCCAAGTTTCCTTGAGTGCGTTGATACGGTACTCTAAAGATTGCTCAATAGTTTCCATTTCCTTGTCGCTTGATCCTGCACTTTGTTCCATTTCATCAAGAGCCTTGGTAACGCCTTTATAGTTCTGAATAAGAGCAGCACCAGCCTGAGCCTGTGTACGACCAAAAGCTTTAAGAAGGAAATCATTTTGTTGTTTCTGTGACATTTCATCCCAGATGTCAGCAATTTCACCAAAGTAATCAGTTAAATCTTTAAATTCTGTAGTAGAACCTTCTTTAAAGATAGATATACCTTGTGCGTGTTCTGCTGTTTTAGTAAGATCAATTAATTCTCCTGTTATATTGGCTAAATCTTCCGAGTATTCTTCTGTCGATTCGTCAAATGAACGAACACGAAGTGCAACACTACGAAGGGCTGTACCGCTTTTTTCCGCATTTTGCAATACCTCTTGTATACCTGAAAACATAGCCAAACCATCTTGCACTGATGTTCCTACAGCGGCAAGGGCGGCGGCAGAACGTTCCATACCTTCAACAATATCTTGGTTAGATAAAGCCATTGTGTTCAATCTGTTACTTTCCCATTATTTAATGGTACTGACCATAATTGATTATGGCGCATAGTCATTTCTGGCTATGTCTCACGTTTCATTATTAGATTATAGCGTGAGATCGGACTATATATTACACCCTCTTATTTATTAAAGTAGGGTGGATAACTTCGGTAAATACGCTTTTTATCACAATATAAACCACTGTAGTCTCTACGCATTCTTGATAATTACTCACAACAAAAAGAACTATCTTTATTATATTTTATACCTGTAACAGAACTCCATCTCAATCCAGATAAAATTCTACTTATTGTTCCTTCTGAGGTATCAAACATTTTAGATAGTTCTACTTGAGAATATTTATTTTGTTTTGATAAATCAACAATTTTCAAAACTTGTTCTTTTGTTAATTTTGCATTTGTGTTATTTTCACCAAGTTCTGATAAACGAATTTTATTTATAGACTCTTTAGAATGAATTAATCCATTTTGCCCTTCGCCACCAATTGTTTGATTATATCCTTTTTTATTTAATATATATGTATCATAATAAGAAATCCAATATTTTTCTTTTTCATTTAATTCTTCTGATGTATCTGCACAATCAATTATACTCCATTTTAAATTATCAACACCATATTTTCGTATCGCTCTATAAAATGGATAATTGTAACTAATTTCTGTTTTTATTTTAGATTTTCTTATATGTTCATTTATTCGTTCTTTTAATTCTCTATGTGTTTGTCCTATATAGCTCTTGCCATTGGGCAATAAACATCTATATATAATCATATTATTCACCTCCTATAAAGTGAATAATCATCAAGTCTTTGCTCGGTCTCATCCTTCTCAGGACTTTAACCGATATAGTTATCTACTATGCTATATTTTTATAGCACCATACATTACTGTATGTTTGGGCAATAATTTTACCCAGCTTATTTATAGGATCCATAATTTCAGATTTTACTTGATCTGGATTTATTGACCACGCCTTCATAATGCTAACCAAGCCACTCTGACTTTCATCAACACTCATACCAGGTGAGATAGAAGCGAACTGAGAACTTAGTTTTGCCATTTCTGTTGCAGCCTCATTTGTGGAAAATCCCAAACGGCTCCAGGCACTCGCCTGATCAATAATTTCCTGAGTAGTAACACCCATCTGTTTTGCTACGTTATTAGAATCATAATAAAAATTCTCAAGCTGATTCTCATTCATCGCTGTAGTTTTTTTTAAATCAACCAAAGCAGTATCAAGTTCTGTAATAGTAGAGACAGCTTTTTTAACTCCGTTTACCATTCCATAGAATCCAACATACATACTTAAATAACTTTGCATCTGACCAATAAAACCGTATGTAGACTTTGTTTTAAAAATATCCCAAAGAGATTTTCCAGCTCTACCAGCAGCAATTTCAGCATTTTCAATTTTAATAATTTCTTCTGTGATTTTTCTTAAATTGATACTTGGATCACCGGATTTTAATTGTTCTAACAATACATTAAAACCGGCTTTGGCTTCCGCAGAATATTTTGTATTCTCTGCTAAATCTTTATTGATTCTCTGAATAGCTTTCTCAACGCCGACCTCAACTGTACCTTTTTCAGCAGCAGAAAGTTTTTTGAATTCCGTAGCTGCTTTTTCACAATTCTGTGTTAATTTGTTTATTTCGGCTTGTTGTTCTTTTGTAAGTTCATTAACACCTTGCAATGAAGATTTATAATTTTTAAGTACATTATTTGCACTTTCTAAATTTGCAAGTTTTGTATTATATTCTGTACTTGGGTGAAAATCGGACGGATATGTTTGTGCTTGAGTAATGATATTTTGATATTTATCAATAGAATTTTGCAAAGAATTCAACTCTGAATTTAGAGTATTTTTTAAAGAGTCTTTTAATCTATTAACCGATTCAGCTGATCCATTTGATGCCTGATCGAGCCGATTTATCACGTCAACATATCTTTTCCATGTATCTGTATCTACATTCTGAGGATTTATCATAGAAGATAAAACTTGTCTTGCATCATAAGCTTCTTTTTTTAACTTCTCAATTTCCTCAATTTGTCCTGCGATTTCATATGACTTCTTACCAGTACTTTTATCAGAGGCTTTAAGGTTATTAAGTTTTGTAACAGCATTCATGTAATTCTGAATTGCTTTTTCGGCTTGTTCCCATTTGGATTGGATTACCTTTGCTTCTTGCTGTACTTTTTGTTCAGATTGTGCAACCTGTTCTAAGTTTTCAGAAGTCTTAGGAAATGTGTCTTTCATTCCAGATGAAATATTCGTTTTCTGTCCAAGTTTACTTTGTGCGTCAGCCAATTTCTCAGCTTCTTTTGCAGCATTTTGATATGCATTACCAATATTCTCCACCTGTTTGACAGCACCGCTCGTATTGCCACCCATATTGTTCATGTTTTTATTAACATTGAGAATATTCTGACTCAGTTCAGAAAGTGACTTATCAATGTTCTGGATAGAAGAGAGTAGTGTTTTAGCACCAGAATCATCTACTTTGCCAAAAGCTTTACTTAAATTTTGTACTTCTGATACAATACTTGATAACTCTTTTGATAAATTCTCAAACTGTTTAAAATCACCTGTTCCTTTGCTAAGAGAGTCAAGCATTTTATTAAGTTTCTGAATAGCACTTTCTAATGTTTTTGTGTCTATATCTAATTTTACTTTTCGATCTTCATTGGCAAACTTGTCAAACTTTTCATCTGCGTCAATGAGCTGTTTTTGTAAATCCTTTATATCTAATTCAATTTTGGCTTTCCATGTTGCCATTCCTGACATATTTATCTACCTCCTTTATCTAAGTATTTTTCTTAATTTGTCATTTATAATTTTTTGCACCATTCCGTTAAAACCGTTATTAATAGATTGTTCAACATTAAAAAATGGTGGCACACTTTGTTTCATCATCCATCGACCGTAACCATGCATTCCGCTTATAAACATAAAATCAAAAGCTGTTTTTGGTGACAAAGCGTGTCTTTCATATGTTGGATATGGAGGTATTTCAAATCCTGGATAATAATTCATCATAGAAGAATCGACTTGCATCATTAAAATATTTCCGTTACTTGTAGTTTTAGCGGTTTCATATATGCACAAAAAATTATTTGTTCGTTCATACATACTCGGATTATAATCTCTATACCATTCAACTAACGAATCATACAGGGAGAACTTAAATTGTTTGTTTATTTCTGGAACAATTTCTTTTGCCAACTGGCTTTCTTTTTTCTTAACATCTGCCATAATCATTGATGTTAAATCACCTTTTCTCAATTTCATCACCTCCCAAATTTTCACTATAATTTCACTATTTATTCACTAAAATAGGAGGGCAGTATAACCACTCTCCATAAGAAAAGCCCTATACGCTTTGACACGTATAGAGCCTAATATTTAATCATTATGTATAATTCCGTATATTAACCCTACAACTCCAAACACAAAATAATAATGAGCTGTAGTTAATACAAAAGGAACAATCGGTTGTAGAACTTCTATACAGATATTATCTACATTGAATAATGTAAGAATCCATCCACATAGAAGTCCGTATAATATTCCACTTATCATATAAATCCTCCAAGGAAATTTGAATTTCTATACCTCTTTAAAATTTTCAGTAGTTTTAAGTTTATAATCATCAAGAATCTTTCTCAACTCATCATTGGATAAACTATCAAGTTTCTTATTCACAACATCAACAAGTGGTGTGAGAGTAGCATTTGCCAAATCAGAAATTCTTCCAATCTGTTTGCTAATAAACGCCTGAGTAGTTGTCTCATTAAACTGAGTGTCTGACTGTTTCATTGTTAAAATGGTTTTAAATTCACTTAATTCACTCATAGGGATAAGTGGATCAGCTTTATCAGAACCAACCATTAAAATATCAAGTAAGCCAGACGATTTAAGTGCATCATATCCATTGATGAATCCTTTATCATCCTCATCAATCTCAAGATCGGTATATAATTCAATAACGGCACGACAAAACTGTACATACTGAGCAACAGAATTTACTCTAATCTTATCTGTTTTACGATATTTTGTTACTCCGTTATCATCATAAGCTTCCTGCTCAAATGTTGTCTTATCTACAATCAACTGTGCGTAAGCATCTTTCTTAATGAATGATACATAAGGGGTGATTTTGATTTTACTTAATAACTGTTCCCTTAATGTGTTATTTGCTGTGTTATTGTATCTCTCTACAAATTCTAAAAGTCTCATATTCCTTTTATCTCCTTTTAATCTAAAATATTTACTGTTATTTCAGTACGTGGATTATCTTTATCCACATGACAACGAATAGTCAGACTATGTAAATGTTCCCTATCATCATCAACCAAAAAACCAGATTCTACAAATCCATCATGGATAAATTTAGGACTATAGTTATCGGTATCCGTTCGTCTCTTTGTTGGATGATAAATGTCATATTCAATATTTACATTGTCTAATTTCTTATTCTCCAATCCTAAATCCTTAATCCACCATATAATAAAAGCTTTCCATGATTGTTTTAAGGCGTTCATTTGTATTCTTGGTTTAATAGACCAAACATTTATAGAGGGATGGTAAGGATGTTCGATTTGTTTCTTTTTCGCTTTCGGATGTTGTGAAAAATAATATTGATTATATCTATTTACAACATTCATATCTAAAATTAGTTTTAAATTATTCATTAGAGTCACTTCCTTTTAAAGAAGCAATCTCTTTTGTTTTTGCAGCACGAATACCGCCACCAATATGTTTTTCTAGTGTTGTTCTGTCAAGAATAACTTTTTCTTTTAATTTTCTGATATTATAACAATCACCAACATTTGAAATATCTTCTTTTGCAAGTCTATCGTGTAACTGTTGTAGTCCTTTTTCTACAGACTTGTATCTTGCTAGTCTATCAGAAGATTTATATTTATATTCAGAGTCTACATATTCTTTGAACTCATCATAGAGTTTTTTAATTTCATTTACATCCGCATTTGCAAATGTCTTAATTGTTCTTTTCTGACTAAATTTAAGTTCATTTAATACATATTTCTCATCAACATTTTCGCTATCTGCAATAAATGCACCATGTTTTCTAATAGAAGGGATAACTTCTGTTGCGAGCCACATTTGGAATTTTTGAGCTAAAGGATTTGATGCTTTCATAGCCAATAGATAAATATAAGATTCATGCAAATAATCATCTTTAGTTTTTTCGGAATCTGAAATTCCGAAAGATTTTAAATGTGAATTTATACCAGACATATTAGGTCTTATGTATTCTTTTCCCTTTTTGTAATCTCTTTTTATCATCCCTAACCCCATAGCTGCGTCCCCGATGTTGACAGAAATACTTCCGTCTTCATTTTGAACACATCTAACTTTTAATCCTAATTTTTCATTTACAAATTCCTGAATTTCGTTTTTCATTTTAAATTTCCTCCAATATTTTATTCCTCAATATAATAGAAGAGTAGCGAACGCAACTGAGGAAATTGCTTCAATGGTTAATTACTCCATCTATTCGCTACTCTATAAGATGAGCCTAATGACTTCTCATCTTCGTATGCAAAAAACACACATATCAAAACATTAGAATTTCATATACACATTTTTTACATAACAAAAGAGCAGCTTCCAAAGAAACCGCTCTTTCATAATTCTTATATTCAATTGTCATATGTACTTGGTTAATTATTAATAATCATAGGATAAAGTTCCCACTTGGCGTTGGGATATTTTTCAATGTGTTCACAAACTATTTTGTGTACTTCTTCCATATCACCTGCATTCTTGTCAATATGAATTACTTTCCCACCAGTTGCTTCAACTTCTTCACATATCAAATTAAAATATGTTCTCATAAGCAATTCCTCCTATCGCTTAATACAAAATAGTTCATACAAATCCACTTGTAATACATGTGATAGAGAAACTGCGTTGGACAAAAGAATATCAGAAGTATATTCATTTTCCAAATTGGAAATAGCAGTAGTAGACATACCACTTCGTTCTGCTAATTCCGCAATAGACATATTATGTTTATATCTGTATTCTCCAACTTTGTTCTTCATGTATTTAGTATGTATAGAACTATTTTTATTATGCATATAATATAAAAGAAACTTATAAGTTGAATTGATAATTTATTTGATATGCTAGAATTGTTGACACTAAAAATTATCATTCCTTAAATACTCTTGGTATTTTTCAGAAATGAATTTCATACTTTCTTCTGCTTGACCATTCTCCATATTATGATCGCTTAAAAGCTTTTCATAATTCTTGTATGTTTTGAATACATTATTAAAAGCTTCCTTATTCTGTTTCTGACCATTAGAGATGGAAGAACAAAAATCTAAAATATATTTTCGCTTTCTTTCTAGGTTATTATCTAATAACTCAGATTCAATATTCTCTATACCTTTGGACATTTTAGTAATTTCTTTGTATTGCCAATTATCATGTTTTTCCAATATGGCTATTCTTTTGTCAATGGTTTCTTTATCTTCTTCTGCACCAGTTTTAATGCGGAATCTATTTTTAAAATACGATATAATTTCAATAATTTCTTTCGCCCCAAACAAAATTGCAAAAAATCCTAAAATTACCAACACATAATTAATTTGCGCTAAATTTTCTATTGCTTCCATACATACAAATTCCTCCAATCTTTATAATAACTGAATGAATTCAGATGCAGTAACCTTTAATCCATCATCTCCGAATTTTTTCTTTGAAGCAGTGACAAGACCATTTCCATATGTACCTGGATATTCAACTCCATTTGGATCAAAACCATTAAGATATAATAATATCTCAAGCGCAGTAACCATATTCTGTGTTTCTCCTTTTTTAACATAATGAGAGCCAAGTGCTTTCCTAGTTGCAGAACCAAGTTTACCATCTTCAACAAGACCTGCTTTATAATCTAAGTTGATGGCGTGTTGCAATACTCTTACTTTCATCATATTTGTTTCTCCACCAACTAAACCATCGGTAACAATTTTTACACCTGTGAATTTAATAGCTTCACGTTGACCACGTTTTACTAATTTATTTCCAGATGTGACACTCTGGATAGTTGTGATAATTGTATTCTGAGATGTTTTAGAACCATCTGTATATGCAACAATTACATGTTTGCCAGGTGCAACAATAATATCACCACATTCGATATACTCTGATTTACCAAGATATTTTGATGCTTTTAATTCTTTAAATAATCCACTTCCTACTAAAGCACCACCAATGTTGCCAGAATATACAGCAGAAGAAATGACAGGTTTTCCATATGCAACATTTACAGCACATGCTGCTAATTCGGAACAATCAATTTCCACAGGTGTCTTTACATTTGCTACAATCCAATTAACGTTTTTTAATGCGTTATACGATGTAGTCCTGTGTTCCTGACAATAACCAAAATTGTTATTTAATGCAATAGCTTTGGCAGCCGCACCAATCTTAACTGCGTATTTTCTATCGGCACATCTATAAACTCTTGTCTGACCAAAATTATAAATATTTCCACATTTGACTTCTTTACCAGTCTGATCACCGGCTTTACCTCCGGTTGTTTTACCATATTCGTTTGCAGAAGCCCATGCACATAATACAGCCATAACAAACTCCTCCTTTCAAAATTATTCCTTTGGATTTTTATAAGTAAGAGCAGTAGTAGAATCTCCAATACCTCTAGTCGTAGGATCAGTAATTGCATTAAATAAAGATACTAACGCCATTACAACGACATATGGATTACTTACTGCCTGTACAAACGTTTCCCACACCTTTGACCAAGTTGTTAAGTCGGATGCCTGTAATCCGAAATATGTAAGAATTGGAACTACAACAGAAATAATAACCTGTGCAATAAATAAAATATTCTCTTTGTTAAAACGAACTTTCCAGTTGATTTTGTTCATAAATTTTCCTTTCCATAGGAGAGTAGTAGCGACCTGACTATTGATTACGTAATCGTTCACTCACAGGTATGACATCTACTTTTATGCTCATTGTCTTGAGTAACCTATTTATTCATAATTTTTCCATTTCATATATACTTCTTTAGTATCATTTTTAAGAAAAATCATTACAATAATTTTTCTATCATTTTTAGGACTATAACTTGGATATAAATCAATAGGATATATACCAGAATCAATATAGAATGTTTGCTGATCTCTGTTATATATACGGATAATTTCTTTTTCGTTATAACTCCTTGGTTTTAAATTGCTTTCTATAGTCATTCCTTCTATTCCTCATATAACGTAAAAAATAGGGAACATAAAACCGTTGAATAGTAATTATGTTCCCTATTTATATTTTTCAAAATCACTATTCAACATTACCATCAGTCTTTTCCTCGACTTCCGCAACAATATCATTTTTAACAGATTCATTATCTGTTTTCTTTTCTTTCTTATTTATAGTTTTCTTTACCTGCGCCTTCATAATTGAAGCAATAGATTTCTGATAACTCTCTCCAAAATTATCCTTTTTTGATAAATCAAGTTTGGACAGTTTCTCTTTTGCTTCAATATCAGTTATTCGTCCATCTTCATACGCAGAAGCAATTCTATCAATTTCGTGACAATTATCACTACACCAACAAAAGTACCATGTTGGTTTACTTTTGTCTTCTGGATTACATACTGGGCAAAAACTGTATTTTTTTCGGCATAACATACAGGTTCTCAAATCTTTATTAGCCATTAATCCTCCTTATAAGAGGGCAGTGATTAAACTGCCCAAGCAATCTTATTTAGATATCTTCCTCTTCTTCATCAATGTAGTAAATAGAGAAAAGTTCAGAATCTGTAGAACATGCGTTAAGCATCATAGCTCCTTTGTAATCCATTGTCTGAGAATCACCGCCCTGAAGTGCAAGAGTAAACTCTGGACTTGGCATAAATGATGGAATGTGAATGATTGCAGCTCTAAGAGTTTCTGTATCACATTTATCAACAACTAATGCCTTGAAAAATAACTCATGCGCTTTCGGGAATTTCTTACCAGAGTTGGTAATCTTAGCACCGCTATGAATTGTCTTCTTGTATTTAACGATGTACTGTGTCTCTCCATCTGCTGTTGGTGGAGTTAATACATCGCTCGCAGGTGTATTGTCAGGTTCACCAGATGCATCTGTATGTACAATAGCAAATTCTGTTGCAGTAGCAGAAGTACCTTTTGTATATAATTCTTTACCCATAGAACCTTTTGGGGATAGAGAGTTTACGACAACAGAACCATCTACATAACCAGTAATATCAAGTGTTTCACCTGCCTTTACAAGCTGAATCATCGGCATAACAATACCTTTGTCTTCTGTTGCAATCTCTGCATCTGTGGCTGAGATAGCTTCGACAACTGCAAGATTAAGAAATGCATTAGTTGCAGTTACCTCGCCTTTTTTACCCGTATATTTTCTATATACAAGGTTTCCATCCTTATCATTGATATCAGTAGAATCTGCTGTAATATCAATATTGGCTTCTGTAAGCTGAGTTAAAGCATACAGAGGTGTACCATTTGCTTTTGCACCGTAACCAAACTGAAGTCTATCAACGATTACGTCACCTAATTTAAATGCCATATTAATTTTCCTCCTTTGAAATTTGTTATTTTTATGCAATAAAAAATGAGCGATTATAAATCACTCATAAAATTAATTAAGTCATTTGGGATATCTTTTGCACTAACCATGCCGCCATAAATACCATGCATAGCTGCAACGCCCTGTTCATATTTCTGTATTCTTTGTACAGAGTCCATGAACTGACATATATTAACTTGTTTTAAATCATCTAACTTGTATTTAAAGCCAGGATGATTTATGCAAGCAGACACAAGAGGTAAGAGAGTGGAAGATCCTTTCTTGTCTTCGATCTGTTGTGCCTTCATTCTATCTTCTTGTAACATCCAATGCTTTGTGGTTTTACCTTTTGCCTTTTCTGTTTTCGGATGAACATTCATCATTGTACGAATATATTCCGCAATCTCTAAATATTCATCATCATAAATAAGGATGTTCTTATCTTCGTTAAATAGTGCCAAGTGGTCATATTCTGTATCTTGTTTATTTTTCTTTGCGGGAGTCAACACAAATCCATCAAAATTAAAATCTTTAAAAATTAAATTTAGTGGTTCTTTATCTTGTACAAGTTGATACATTATATAAAATACTTCAATGTCTTTGGTTTTGTTCCAATCCTTGTGAAAAGTATCATATAAGAAAACCCTAATTGATGTTGGGTTATTGAGAAAAGGTGATAAAGATTGATAAAATCTAGTTTCCCCAACTTCAAGAATATCTCCGATTGTTGGTACAGAAATTGTAATATTATTTATGGTATAATCTTCACCAAAATACATTCTTAATTTATCAAAATGATATTCTGATTTTTTATTATTAGATTTATTTTTCTCAGAATCTTGTTCTGCGGCATTTTGTAGATTGTCTAGCGTTTCTAATACATCCATTTAATCACCGCCTAACTCCATAATTGGTGATAGAAGTCTTACCATCAATTGTTTTGTGAATTCCATTAGTATCAACAACTTGGAATACAAGAGTACGAACGAGATAGTTATTATCTGTTGTGGATTCTTTAGAAGATATGAGATGAGTCTGCATACCAAATATATTAGACCAGTTGAATCGTTCTCTTATAATAGAAGCGATTAAATCATGGCGTGGAATACCTGTTAATTTATCATACCTGTCATTACCGTGAACAAATATTGTAAATGTAATATTTGTGTACTTTAATGTATCTTGATAACGAGGCATTTCGTCAAACGCTACTTGATAACATATATAGTGTTTTACTTCTGTCTGAGTGTCAGGAATAAATAAAAAAGGACGAATGTTTGAATTACTACCAAAGTACCGTTCCCATTCGCCTAATGGCTCATATTCACCTATTTCATTATTCCACTCCCAGTTTACATTGCCATCATCATCAAAAAGTTCCGTTTCTAAACTTTTTTCATTGAGGGCATATAATAAGTCTGGACGAGTTAATAAAGCTTTTTCAATTTTCTTCTTATATTGAATGTTTTCATCATCAGGAGCTGATTTATACTCTTTAATTTTATTTAATAGATCAATTTTTGTAGTTATCTTTTCCGTTATTTTCACCTCCTAATCTGCTAATCTGCTAATTCCAACGCAAGAGTTTCAGATTCAATTATTACACCATCTTTTTCAATAGTGCATTTAACAGACAATATTTTGCCAATAGTAGAAGAATCACTAGGAAACTTTACTTTCTTTTGGTTATACTCTGTACCAGCTCGCCATGTTACTTTATCAGTCCAATCTTCATCGTCAATAGAACAAGTCCATGTAAAGGTTGCATCAGTATATTCAGTTGTGATATCTTCATTAGAATCATTAAATAGATTTACCGTAAGATTTTTATAAGAGCCACCAACTTTGATTGTAGAAGTGGATGCTGAAATTCTTGCTGTGGTAGAAGATGGGGGAGTGTTTGGAGTAGATGGATCTGTTGGGGCAATTTCTGAATCGAAATAATTCGCATACATTTCACCTGTTTCAAGATTAACATAATCGGTATGCTCATTCCAAAATGCCGTATATATAGTAAGTTTTTGAATACCAAATGGCATTGAATTTTCAACCTTGGTCACTGTCCATACGGTAGGATGTTCTGTTAAAGCACTTACTACAACTCGCATATTTTTAGAATCTTCAGAAGTGTACCAAAACTTCTCTGTAATAGAGTTCATTGGCAACCATATCTTATCCTGATTATCTGTGTGTGTAAAATATCGGTCTGTGTAAGTGCCTATAGTGTAGGAATTCTGTTGCCTTAAACAACACCACATACGTCTCTTAATGCGCCTATCATTAGATTTTTCAATCCATGTAAGTTCGTAATTTACTGGTAAAATCAAATACTTTGGAAACTGATTTGCAGGTTCATTTCTACAAATTAACCATTTATGATATACCCCTCTATCGTCAGGTAAATCCACCCAGAGTCCTATCGGAAATGTCGCAGAATAGCGTTTCCTAAAATCAGTCTCATAATAATAAAGATCATCACCCTCATTAAATCTTACAGGCTGACTTGGACGAAACATAAGATAGTATTCCACTTGATCTTTATCCATTGACTGATAAGATTTGATAATAAACTTTGCATCTATCTTTGTCTTATTGGTATTTTCATAAGTCATACCTTCAGCAAGAGAACGTGTAATTCCATGCTCATCTGTGAAGAAGTCGTCATGAAAATGGTCATAAATGTAACAAGTCTTGGAAGGAATACTGTTATCCCAAGTTTCTTCCATCAAAAAATCAGATTCTTCTTTATAAATCTGACCTAAAGTTTTCGCATTATTTGTTTTGGCGTTAGCGATTCGCCGTGCTGTCTGTAAGCTTGGCATCACCAACACCCCCTTCAAACATCTGCTTAATATAATTATGACTATCTAAAATAGCCCTACGAAATGTCATGTAATCAAACTCATCGGATACGGCTTCGTCATAAGCAGCTTGCAAAGTAGCCATTAATGTGACCATAATTCCATTATTATTAAATAGAGTCTTTGTTCCGCTAAATTTGAACATAACATTCTGAAAAAATATAAGAAAAGCCTCATCGTTCTCAAATATTTTTTCTTCTATTCGATTATCCTTATAAAGTAATAACTTATGAACATCGTTATGCATCGCATGTGCAGCTTCTTTAATTTGTCTTTTAGTGAACGAACCATATATATATTCCATAGTTATTCACCTCGCACATATGAGTTATTAATATATCCATGACTTGCAAGTTTTCTACTGAATTCATGTTGTAATGTATCCAATCTACTCTGCATATCTTTATATGGATTCTGTATGTTTTTTTCTTCTTTTGTTCCTAAAACTCTAGCAGTAAATTTTGCAGAGTCAACCTGTGGTTTTAACCATTCAATTGTCATTCCAAGAGTGAACAATCCTATAACATATTCTTTATCTGCAAAATCGCTAACAGGATATTGCATCTCAAATTCAATCTGTTGGATTTCGTCATCCATATTAAATGAAGCGAATTTTCTAATAACTCGTTCATCACCTGCAACCATGCGCAAGCGTTCAGTCCATGTTTCATTAAGATCGTTTTCGTCAAGAGAAAGTTCTTTCATATCTGAAATTCGTCCTCTTGTTCGTGAAAAAATTGTTTCGTATGGAAGCGTCATTGTGAGCCTCCTTTACTACATATTCAATTTTAAAAGTAACTCTGTTCCAAAAATAGAATCAAGCGTCTGAATTCTCTTAACAGAATCAAGTGTTCCGTCATCAACCATACTTGTTGCAATAGTTTTTAATGCTTCCTGTGCTCCAATTGGAAGAGAATAGACTGCTTTTTCCATTTGCGAAGGAGTCATCTTTAAAATATCTCTTAAATCATTTGTCGAGTGAAGAGTAGAATATAAATCATCAAGTTCTGGATGTAATGCGATAAAATCTGCATCCTGTACAACAAAACGAGGTTTAAACATCATCTTGTCACCCTTCCTTGCTGCATAATCCAAATCTCTAAATTCAATTTCCTGAACGTCATCAATATCTGCAAATGTATATAAAGTATCTGATTTAAGTCCAACATAAAATAATTCTCCTGCGGTAAGAGACACACATGGAATCATTTCTGTTGGCTCAAACTTCTTTTTTTCTAATTTCTTTTCAGCCACATCAGTATTAGTATTTTCTATTGCTTTTGTGGTGGTCTTTTTTGTATATGCCATTTATTTTTCCTTTCTATCCAATATAAAAAAGAGAGGCTAGATAAACTAACCACTCAACCTTATTTACTATTCAAGAGTCCACTGACCAAAGTACTGTGGTAATACTACCTCAACACCCATTTCTCTCTGAACTTCATATTTCTGGAAGTCATCAGCGTGTTCACCCTTCTGAGTACCAGACTCATAAATCTGAGTTTCACCCTTATCTGTAAACCACACGAACTGTTCCTGATTCTTTGCAAAGATAAGAAGTCTCTTATCGTCAATAAGTCTCTTTGTTACATCATTGAAAGCAAATCTCTGAGGAATCTCAATAAGTTCTGTTCCTTCGTATGTACCGAGGCGACCAGTCTTTGCAACATCCTCTTTCTGAGACAAACTTCTCCAATCAACTTCTGTAAGACCATTAAGTTTCTTCAATGCAGTCTTTGTACCCATAATAACAACTTCTGCACTATTAGCAGTTCCAACATCCTCAAGAAGTGTATCAAACTTGTCCTTAGTAGAAGCAGATAAAGAACCTGTTTTTACAAACTGAGAGTTGTTAGGTAACTTAGTTGCAGCACCATAAATTCCTGTATAGCAAAGTTCCTGAACTTTATATACAAACGCTTCTGCAATCTTATCTGTCAGCTCAGTAAAATCAATACGTCCAAGTAAAATAAGATCAATATCCTTACCAATCTTTACACCATACTTCTTAGTATGAATCTTGTGTGCTGTACCTTCATTTAAGTACTGTAAAGTCAGATCATGGTGGTCACCACTAATTTCAGCAACAGCAAGCATAACCTTTTCTCTTGACCAAAACTCTTCCTCGTCGCCAAGTTTAACATTTCTCATATCTACAAAATCATTAAACCACTCAGATTCCTTGAATGCTGTATCTACCTTAAAATCAATATCAGACTCAAGTAACTCATATACTTCTGTGTGATGAAGCTCTAAGGCTCTTTCACGTCTCTTATTGGATCTAAGATCCTCTTCAGTAATGTCGCATACCTCCATAATAATTTTACGGATTGCCTTATTTGCTTCATGTTTAGAAACCTTTCTCTGGTTTCCGTCATCATCGTACTCATAAATATCAATTCCGTGATTTAAGTTATATGTAAGCTTCTTAAAATTTTCATACTTATCAGCATCTTCAAAAACTTTTCTTAAATGTTCTGTACTAAATCTCATCATTATTCTATATCCTCCTTTCTATTACGCACCAATTTTTAATTTTCCACTAGAAATCGTTGTGATTTCAGCTCCAACTGTAGGTGAGCCATCAAAATTATCTTCTGTAAGCCAATAACGATCCTGTGAATGAAGCATGTATCCACGAACTGCACCGTCTGCTGGATCGTTATAGAAATTAGAAGCAAGTGCGAGTGAACGAGGACTCTCGACATTGTTGAGAGGTTTCTGATAGATAACACCAACTCCCTTTGGATCTCTAATTACAACAAGGTATCTTCCTGACGCATCTTTCATTGCGATATAAGCATCAATTTCAGTTGCAGCTTCCATCTCCCAATTATCAAGAGAAGTCATCTTACCTGGTTTGAAATGATATCCATTAGGTGTATCTTCTGTAATCTTTACAGATAAAATGTGCTCGCCATAATCCTGAGCAAGTAAATTACCAATTTCCATCTGTGGAAATTTTGTAGCAGCATATTTAATAGCCATTATGTTTTCCTCCTTAAATTTTGTTTTTTTTGCAATAAAAAAGAACGCATAAAGCGTTCTATATGAAATGAAGTTATATTCAGTTTTTTAATCAAATAAGTTGCCGTAGTTTTTCTTAGGCTTTGATTTCTTATTCATATTTGTAAGTATCTTAACCGAATTTGTGTTTTTCTTTGTGTCAACAGAAGAGAAGTTCGCATGTGCAGACATATAATCTGAATGCATAACCTTTACTTTTGTTTCAAAGTCTTCTACGGAATAATTATCCATATTCTTTACTAATTCAGCGAAATCAGTATTTACATAATTTCCTTCTGAATCTTTCTCTGTAAGAACAGAATAGTTATCAGCATTGATAATAGCTTCTTTTTGTGCATGAAGTTCATTCTTTTCTGCTGTCTCTTTAAACTCCTTAAGGGCAGCGTAATTAGAACGCATGGATTCAAGTTCTTTCTGCTCATCAGCAGTAACAAAGTCTACATAAACTTCTACCCTATCACCGGTAAGAGAGTAGTTATCGTCATTTGAGTCATAAGATTGTTTGTAATATCTACCAGACCACCAATCGCACATAATTACATATTCGTCATAGACTGTAACACCATAATATGTATTATCTGCTTCAGCGTAAGTAGCATTTACTAAATCCTGAATTGCATAAATTTTATCCTGTAAAGATACGGCAAATTTCTTAACTTCACCATTACTTACAAAAGAATACTCAACTGTATTAGATTCGTTCTCCGTAATCGTTTTGGTATTTTCTTCGGAAATTTCTTCCACAGTAGTTTTCTCGGAGGTTTCATCGACTGTTTCCTCAGATTCATTCTCTGTTACAGTTACTTCCTCCTCAGTGGTTTCTTCTTTTTCAGTCACCTCTACAGTTTCAGTAACTTCCTCTTCAAATTTTTCCTTATCCACTTCGATTGTTTCCTCCTTTCCGTTATTATTTATATTATTGAAACAAGCAGTCTCTAATTTTTTGAGCCTTTCTTGCATTTCAATCAACTGTTCAGAATAATCAATTGTTTCCTTTTTACTAAAATCAGCAATGTCAAGCCTACTTCCAAGCATTCCTTCGCCTACAGACTCGCCAAGAAGGGTAATTCCTGCAAATGAAAAATCATTAATAACAAGAACTTTGTCTTTCCCTGACCAAGCCATATCGTAAATTTCGAGTTCTACAGAAACCTTTGTTCCATTTTTTCGTTTAATAATATCAGCAGTTTCATTGCCGTAATAATTAAAAATATATCCATTTACGATAGTATATGTCTTATCTTGACTTTCATCGTATTCTAAATGAATATCATTAGTTTCTGGAACAATGCCGACTGGTTTTTCAATATAATGAGTATATTCATTGCCATTTTCATCTGATTCTATTGTAAACGAATGGCTACCAAAATCTTTTTCACCATTTTCATTTTCAACAATTTCAGCTAAAATTGGTTTATTAGCAAATGTAGGAAAGGCTTTCTTCATAACTTTCTCAGTAATTTTTGAATTATTTCTATTGATTCCACAATGACAGGCTTTAAGAGTAACAGCCATAAGAGATGGATCAGAACTTTCAGAATAAGAGATATTGCCAAATGTATTTACAACAATTGGTTTTCCTGATTCTTTTGAACTATAATGTGATAGTTTATTTTTTTTACAATAATCAATAAGACTATCAATAGTTAATATTCGATTGTCCATTTATTTCATCATTCCTCCTTTCTTAAAGTATTATTTAAATAAGTATATAGATTAGATTTTGAAATAAAATATTTTATATTAGGTTGATTTTTATCAAATATCCAAAACCATTTATATCCATATGCTGTTTTGTTTATATGATTGCAACAATTACAAATAGCCGATATACTTTTTTTCTGTATAAATGATATCGCTTCTGTTGGAGAAATAAATGATTTGATAAATTCATCATCTAAAGAATACATATTTATATAAGGAAATACTATTGATATCTTTTTAGTATAATCTATATTATATTTTTCAAAATTATCTTCTATAAATCTCCATACATATTTATTTGCTGTATTAACTTTCCCAAAACAACAACTAATAATAGCTGCCTGAGAAGTTGTGGTCACTCGTGAAGCAAGTGAAACGCTTTGATATGTTTTGATATATTGACCAAAAATATCATATTGTTTTATAGCAGGGTACATACTATCTTTTAATAAATAAGTTCCATTATTTAAGCTTTTAATTTCTTCTTCTGTTAACATATCATCTATGTATCTCCATATATATTTTCCAGCAGTCTTATACTTTTGTTTTTGACAACAATAATTAATATTCGAAGAAGAAATGCCCGTTATATTGGATGCTTCTTTTATTGAATTATATGATCTAATAAATTTACCATTTAGGTCATATTGACTTACTTTTCTATTAAATTCATTTACTTGATAAGGAAGTGAACCACTTTTCACAAAAACAAAGCCGTATGCAGATTTATTTGATATGGCAACTTCTGAAACACATTTTTCGATTGAAGCCCTTGGTATACCAGTCACAAACGAAGCATTTGCAATTGAATCAAAACTATCAATATAATTACAATTTAAATCATATTGATCAATTGCAACCTTATTAAAATCCAATACATTCCCACCAATTGATATATTGTATCCAGACGGTCTTACAGTATTAAATTTAGAAATATAAAACTTTTCTTTTTTATTTAATTTTTCGATTAATTTAAGAAGCGAATCTTCTATAATTTTTTCTATGATTATAGGGTGAAAATTATCAATTCCATATTTATTCATAGATTTATGAATTATCATATTGTCATTCCTATTTCTAGCATCATATATATGACAATTCCATCTTTCTTCTATAGTTCTTCTTGTTTGTCCAATATAAATCTTATCATTTACATCATTAACAATTTTATATATAAATCCTTCATACATACCAGTTTCTTTATTAAAACTCATTTAAAACCTCCAATCAAAGTGGAGGTAGAGATGGGAGAGCATAAGCCATCCCACATAACTCTTTACCAAATTATCCATCTGACCTCAATTATATATTCTCTGTTTATGTCACGAGTTAGATATAATAAAAGTCGCCCAAGGAAGACGACTAAAATGTAAGCATATTTGTATACTTTAATTTATTTATATCTATATTTTCTGAAAACCGAAGAGTATCAGTATTCAAAAATACATAAATACCATTAGAATTTTGCACCTGTTGATATCCTAATTGAGATAGGAGAGTAGCAGTAGGGATATCTTGGGTTATTATAAATTTTTGATTCATTCCATCAACTCCTATTTATCATTTAAATTTTCGTCTCTTGTGCGAAGTCCAGCATCTGTAAGTTCCGAATCATCCTTCTCTTGACCACCGCCTTTATCATTACCTGTCTGAGTATAAGTGCTAGATAGTGGCTTGAATTTTGAACTAAGCTGCAAACAGTCTTCTTCCAAAAAGTTCATAGATAACGTATCTTTTTCAGACACACCATTTAGTGTGTTATAAAGAATTTTGTTTGGCAATCCATTGGTACATGATTCCAAGATTGATTTTCTAAAGTCATCTTTCTGATAAATAGAGACATCAAAGAATTTAACTTTACAAGGTTCAGATATCCAACTAGATAAAAGTCGATTTACAATCGCTTGAATCTGTGGAATAAGAGTTGAAATAGAAAATGTAGAATCTGCAAGTACGCCATATTTAAAAGCAGTAGAGTTAGAAGCGGAGTTTAGATTTAATATCTGAGCACCACCAGCCGTATTGAGAATTTCTTTTGTAGCTTTTTCAACTTTTGTAACATCGCCAGTTGCATCATCTGGAAAACTTATCTCGTGCAATTCACCAGGAACAATAGCAGCAGAGATATAAGGCGGTAATGCTTCTTCAAGCATACGATTGAAATACTGAATCATTATATCTGGATTCACAGCCCAATCATCTACATCTTTACCCATTGTCTTCATTTCAAGCCATACTAATTTATAAATATTAGCCGCCTGTTGAACTGCCTGATAATCAGAAGCATCCATAAGATCAATCAATGATAAGAATATAGGTGTAAGCACAGGAACGATTGTTTCCCAGTCTTCAGACCTAAATTTAATACATACATTGTATTCTTCGGGAATTAACTGATATTTTTCATTTGTACTCTTATATGTATTCCACATACTATTGAATGGTTCTCCCCAATATTCAAGAAGTTCCTGATGACTACGGAAATAACTCATATCCATAGCTCCTGCAAATGAACCGTCAGGAAACATACCTGCAATTTTCATATAATCTGGATCTAATGGAAGAACAAACATTCCTTGTCCTTCTGTATAATAAGCACATCCATAAAATACATCTTCTCTTAAAGTGATAGACGCAGCTTTACGAAATTCATAATTTAATCCTAAAGTATCAACTATATTAACTGTTTCTTGATACTTTTGTAATGTGGATTGTACATCATTTTCGCCTGAGATTATAAATGGGGGAACAATATTACGAATTGTAAGATCAATCTGATTTGCATAATATTTACAAAGACGATAATAGATTTCTGAACGATAATAAAGATAACGAGATAGGCTTCGTAGATTCTTTTCATTAGAAGAAATATTCTTTATATAAGATTTTACATCTTCTTTGGAGTAATTACTGATTGACGTATATCTAGATGATTTCTGAATATCTCGAAGACTTGTAATTGCACTTGTTGCGTCTTCATAACGTTCAAGTCTACTTTTATTTTTCTCATACCATTCACGCATTTCATTTGCGGTTGGCTGTTTTGGAGTAGAAGAAGTAGTTTTCTTCTGTGAATTATTTATTTTAGCAGGTGCATTAGAATTTGCATCTACTTTCTTAGGTCTAGGCATATTTGATAACGCACCTCCTTAATTGTATTTTGCTTTACGGATTGTAAGCTTTGAAACTAATGATTGTGTATCTTGTGTCTTAGGTTTTAATTTTAATTCCAATTGACAAGCACACCAATAAGAATAGGCAATAGAAGAATATCTATCTTTCCTCATACCTTCAACTTCTTTAACCTTGATATTTCCGTTTTTAACTTCATGATCCAATTTAATCAATTCGTAAACGGCAAACGTTGTTTGCACATAAGACATTTTCAATTTTGCTTGCTCTGTTGGAGACATTTTGAAATATCCCTTATATGTTTCTTTTAATGAGCTATCCGCATCCTGTTCAGAAATAAGAAAATTAATTTTTCCATTCTGTATACCATTTCTAAGTAATACGCATATCTCATTATTAAAATTAGCATTAGCTTTTACAGACCAAACAACTTTATTAGCATCACGAACTTTGCATCGTTCAGCCATATCTTTATCATTTATACAAGTCATTGCTTGATATCTTTTACCGTTTTCTTGACAAACTTGATCCTTGGTAATAAAATCATATACCCCCAAGCCGATTCCGTTTGTATCTAAAACTAAATCTGTACACTGATACTCATAAAAATATTTCATAACAATCATTCCTAATTCGTCTGTTTTCAAACCTTCAAAAGTTTCACCATATACGAAATTTGATTGATATGCAGTATCATTTACTTGAATTAAGTCGTTGATAAAAATAGCAGAAGCATCATTCTTTTTCTTTTTCGTAGATTGCATAAGAGCAACGTCAATAGATAGTATTCTTTTACCAGTAGTTGTTAATTTCGGAATTGTTATTTTGTCATTGCAGAAACTCAATGGTGGAAATGCTTTGCGAAGTCTTCTACGAGCAGTTAATTCATCAAATTTAAACAAACTACCATCTGTATCACCAAACCACAGACATTCCATTTCCATCTGCTGAACAAGTTCATTGTAATCAGCTTCACTCATTTCATCTTCAAGCTGAGAACGAGAAAGTAATCCTTCACGCACCGATACCTGATATGGTAATCCACATATAAAATATTTTTTTGTGTCATCAAAGAAATTAAGAGTGTAACTTTGTGCTTTTCTATAAGCCCATGAGCTTTTAAAATATGCACTGGACATATATATTTCTTTGTTTCTTTCCTGCATATGAGCATATTCAGGTTTTTGTAAATATTTTGGCTGTCTTGGACTTGTTAAGAATTTACGCAATACAGTATTGATAACTGTTTCATCGACCATACGAAATTCATCCACGACTATACAATTTGCTCTGGCTGATCTTGAATTTTCTGAACTGGTTCTTGTTTTTATCCATGAACCATTTTTGAAATAAATAGAAGCGTCATTTTGACCAATATTACATTTTTCTATTTCAGAACGTAATATGGAAGATTGTTTCATGAAATCATCTTGTATTTTCAACAAGACCTCGTTAGCCTGTTTTAGAGTTCCAGAACTAACAACTATTTTTGTACCAGGAAATAAAATACACCTTACACAACAGAAGAGAGCAGTAAGATAGGTTTTTCCTTGACCTCTTGCTGCAAGATACATAACAAAATTGTAATGCATCATGCACCACAAGAGAATTTGCTGAAACCACTTAAGAGATAGTCCCAAGACCTCGGATACATACCTATGTGGATTGGCACGATAATATCCAGCCTTCCATGCAATTGTCTCCATTATCTTTTGTTGCTTGTCTCTCTCTATTTCCGTCTGAGTTTTTAATTGAGGCATAAACTATACCTCCTCTTCAGCTTTTTGACCAAATATCTTATCAAATAGTGCTTCCGAATCAGTATCCTCATCATACTCAGGTTTCTTAACTGTATATTTTGAAATGAATTTTTCATATGTAGATGAAAAAGCATTTTTCAATCCCATCATTTTAGATAAATGCCCCTTAAAGAAAACATCAATTAAAAGTCCAATTTTATCAGGATCTTTGAATTCACCTTCTGGTTCAGGAATTGGTTTTCCACCGTCCCATTCACCTTCCCATTTATCAATAAGTTGCCCAAATGTAAGATTATCAGTTAATTCAGACGCAGTTTTCTGATTAGGTTTGATATTTAAACTTCCTAGCAGATTCTGTAAAGTAGCATCTAAATCTTTTGTATCTTTTCCATTTTTCTGAGCATTATCTATCTCAAGTTCTTTACAACATACTCGTTTAAATAAAAGTTCCTGAGATTTATTTTCACAGGCATAACGTGTCGTCCAATCTAAGTATTCCGTTTCAAGCCTCATAAGTTCTTCATTGGTATAATTATTTCCAAATCTTTTTCTTGCTGTTTTGAGTGTTTTTTGAACAATCCTTGTATTTGTTTCAGGCATTGATTCATCATCTATCGAGAATACCGAATCTTTATAAGTTTTTTGACTATAATCATTTAGGCTTCTACAAATCACTATCCACTGTTGAACAGCAGTGCTTCTTATTTTTTCTCCTGTTTGTTCAGAGAGTTTTTGTAACTGCTCATTATAAACATTTTCATCAAAATACCAATTAAGTCTTCTAAATGTTTCTATGGTTTTCTCACGATTATCAGTTCGTATATTATTTTTTTTGTTATAGTCAGTACATTCATTTAATATACATTCCTTACAAGCATAATGTTCAATACCATCAGGACTTGTTTTAGAAGAGTAGAATGTTGCTGCACTTTTCCATTGTCCACAATGGCTACAATATATTAGCTCATTGTTCATAATACGCTGATAGAAATTTGCAAGCTTTTTATATTCATTTCGCAAATTCACAACTGTAATTTTCTTTAATTCAGCGTCTGAAATTGGTTCTAAAACTTTAGCCATTGTTTCACTTCCTTTCCTTTTTAATCCAATAAAAAAGAAAGTAACAATTTTATGCTACTTTCTCTTTATATTTCCATATATATCCTTGCGATGATTTAGTTTGTCCACAACAATTATTTTGAATTGCACATAAGTTTAAATTCTGTTCTAGGATTTCATCATATGTCCATTCCCTTAAAAAATCTAATTGTTTTGAATATTGTAAAATAATACGTTCTTTTGCCTTTTTATCTTTTAGAACCTTATCTTTTCTCTTTTGTTTATTTTGATAATATATTTCAGGGCTATTTTTCCATAACCAAATATATCCTTTATATGTATCATAATGTCCATTACACGCAGAAGCAACGGTAGAACTTCCAAACCCAAACTTACTTGTTTCATTAGCAGATTCATATTCACGAATAAAATTCATGTTCAAATCATATTGCAATACTGGCTTAGGAAGATTTTTATTTTTAGACAAATAATAATTCCAATCTATGTTTCCTGATTTATAATCTTTTTCATAGATCCAAATATATCCATAAGCCTTTTTATATTTATCTTTTTCACAACATCTTTTAATTCCACTTGTTGACTTTTTGCCTAAAAAATCACATGCTTCACCTGCACTGACGAAAGTTCTTATATACTCACCATTTAGATCAAGCATTACAATTGGTTCAGGATTTTGAATCATTCTCATTTTTGCAATTTCTTCATCAGTGTGTTTATAACCTTTACATCCAAGTCCACCATCTGCAAAGTTATATCCCACATTTTTGGAATCATAATAGTTTATCCAATAAATTTCTCGTTCATCTAGCTGTTCAAATTTACATCTTTCAATAATTTCAAATTCAAAGTTTTCTGCACCATATTTATTCCATGCGTTTTGTAAATGTGCATTGTGTTCAGTATTGTGCTTTAGATAACTTCTATGTCTCATCCATCTATATTTAAAATTGTAGGTTTGACCTATATATCTTTTACCATTCAATTTATTTGTTATAGAATAAATTCCACATTGATCACTATCTTTTTTGTTTTCTTCATTTCTTTTATAATTACCCATATATATTCATTTCTCGCTTTCCACTCGCAAAACCAATTAAAATAGAGTGAGAGAGTAGTGCGAGTATCTACTATACCTAAGATGATCAGTCAAAGGCTTCTCACTCTATAATTCCAACTATCTGCAATCGAAACAGTAACAATCCTCTCATAGTTGGTTATATATTTATTCTCTTTTTAAATTCCATCACAATATAAAAAGAAGCCACTTTATACGAAATGACTTCTCATAATTTCCAATATTAAATTTCCAATGAAAGTGCAATTCACTTCACTTAGCACACCTTCTACGATTTGAACATAGACCTAACGATTTTGGAGATCGTTGCTCTACCAATTAAGCTAAAGGTGTATATACAAAAGAGCCATCTCTCATGAAATGACTCTTTCTTAAAAAATTATCTTTCTCTAAACTAAATGAAACTATTTTCATTACGACTTTATCAGAATAATCTGCGTAGTTGTTGCCTACGGATAATTTGATAGGGCGGTAGTAAGTGTTGAGCTTACACACCTAAGTTTCGTATGCATCCAAAAAATAGGTTTTTACATCAGGTTTACCGTACGAAAAGATTTCGGTGAGAGTCGAACTCACGCCCTCGGAGTTGCAGTCCGATGCCTTGACCAACTTGGCTGCGAAATCATAAATAGAGCATAACGGACTCGAACCGATACTCATGGAATGAAAATCCATTGTCTTACCTTTTGACTAATGCCCCATATTTTGGGTGGAAGAGTACCACCCATTATTTTTACTCAGACCAAACAAGATCTGTTGTATAAGCCAATGTATTAATCGGAGTAAATTCTGTTACCTTGTAAGAAGCTAAAAGCTCAATACATTTCTTCTCTAATTCATCTTTATTTTCTGTAGAATATTCAACAGTTTCATATTCGCCAGTCCCAACCAATGTAGTAACTTCTTTTACTTCATGGGTATCTTCATCGGTTACAGTTTCTTTCTGTTCTTTCATAATTTCCTGCTTTACAGTAAGATAACGATACATTCCTGTTTTGGAATCTTTAATAAGAATTTTATACATAGTCAGCCTCCTTACAGTACAACAGATGTTTCAGCTTCAAAATCATTTGCCAACGCTCTGATTTCTGTTAATTTTGTTGTGATTGCAGCTTTCACTTTTTCCAAGAAAAGAACTGCCATTGCCTGTCCTAATTTTTCAGGAGTATTAAACACTGTACCAAGAGAAGCAGTAGGAATTTTATTTATGTCAATAGAAAGTGTAATAGATAAATTCTCATCGAGAGTGTACTTTTTATTTACTAAATCAGAAATTGTGACCTTTTCAATAGTAGAACCGTCTGGCTCATCAGTAACAATCACAGGAATTCCTGTATCTGAAAGTTTCAAATTTCCAGAGAAGTCAATCTGGCTATATTCGATATATCTTACGAAATTATGTAACTGATTTTTCTCTGTATCAGCATCTCTTATACTATCACCCAATTCTTCAACATTTAAACTTACTGTAATTACATCTTCGTTAATTTCTGTTTTCTGTGCTAATTTCATTATTCAGTTTCCTCCTCACTTAATAAGTTATAAAATTCTTTTAATCCGCAAATCATATTTTTAATGGTAGACTTTGACAAATTACACTGTAATTGTGGTAAATTCATATCTGTATCATTTACTTTAAAAACAAGACAATTGTTATCAAAATCAATACTCATACTTGCTTTTGTCTGATTTCCAATAAGCATCTGTAAAGCTTTTAAAGTTTTGCCATTATCACTTGTAATACTTAATACGTCACCAATTTCTAAGTCGTTTTCAGTAACCTGTAAATAAGCCATTATATGTGCACTCCTTTCTTTTATTTTCTTAGCTTCCTTTTATTCTAACTGAGGTAATAGGATTTGAACCTACGAATACAGGAGTCAAATTCCTGTGCCTTACCACTTGGCGATACCCCAATAATCAGCATAAAGCACTAACTAGCTGATATTGCACTGTACACATGCAGTTTTAAATTAGAAAACTTTCGCAATCCATTCATGCTTATTGATTATTCTCCACATATTTTCAGTCTTCGGAGCAAAGACCAGTTGATAAGGTTTTGCATCTCTTATCCAATAGACCGCCCAGCAGTCATTCACTAATGGTTCTCATTAACGCAGAGAAGCACGATAGATATACCGCATTAAGGTTTCGTGCGCACTAGAGTTGCTATAAAGTCAGCTCTACCAAAATACAGTAGCAGGTCTTACAATGCTACATGAATAGCAAATGCCAAGATATGACATGGTGTGCCTCGAAGAGGGCTATTAAGAATCTAGCTTCGATATTTGGACACTATATTATTCTCTGTTTTGTCGCCCACTTAAGGGTTCTTTTATTTGTTCTCTTGTTTGGAATATTTTGACATGAATTGTCATGATATGATATAATGGCTAGAACAAGCAAATAATCCAACATTTTAATTTGGCTAGATTGAGATGGTTAGGCGGTTTGAGTCACATCAGAACAGTGATGTTCTGTTTATATAGATATCCTCGTGACATCATGTAGGAAATACTTACAAAGGAGGATATAACGTGACGTTTATTGAATTATTAATCTTTACAATTGTAACTGACATTGTAAGCGGCGTACTTGCTACATACTTAGTCAGATTTTTCGATAGACACAAAAATGACCGCCACTCGCCAAAGCACGGTCATTAATGTGTTAAGTATTAAATTTATTTAGCCTTTATTGATTACATTTGGCTCAACCGTCTAACGGATATTTGCTTGTTTTCTTTAGAAAATATTCTATCACAGTTTTGTGTTAAGTACAAGAGGAAATTAGACGAAGTATTAGACAAAAGCTTCATCGTGATTGTCAAATACCTTCTTTTTCAGCTTCTTTCTGTAATTCTTGTTGTTTAAACTTTAGAATTTTTAATTTTTCCCTTAAATCAGCCTTAGAAGCAGGGCGTACATAGCTCTGTGAAGTTACTGAAGTTGATTTATGGTTCGCCCATTGTGAGGCAAGATTTAAATCACCAGTATCTTCATATATTTTATTGATCGCTGTCTTCCTCATGCAATGACAATGAAAGTCCTCCAAGCCAATAACTTTACCAATTTTTCTCATTCGGTCATGAATCATGCCTTGTGTCCAAGGAATCCATTTGTCCTTATATTTATGAATAAATAAAGCATCACATTCAAGATGGTCATAATCATTTGTTCTCATAGATAACCATGTTTCAAGCATATCCTTACAGGTACTGTCAAAGGAAACTTCCACACGGTATCCTTCTTTCTCACGTATTGACTCGAACACCATATTATCTAAATCAAGCGAAGATACAGTAAGTTTCTCTAAAGCACCAATTCTGTTAGCAGAAAAGAGTGCAATTTCAAATAATAATTGGTCTTGTATTGTCCATTTGTTATTCTCTGTCTTATATAAATCTGCTCTAATAGCTGCAATCTGCTCATCATTTAAAAAATAATGATTAAGAATTTGTTCTTCGTTTGCTTTTTTCATTCTATCAAGCTTACCATCAAAAGGATGATATTTAACAAAACCACGTTTCATAGACCAAATATAGAATGAACTTACGGCAGAAATCTTCATGTTGATAATTTTCTTATGATTCATCAATGTTTCCTGACAGAAAAGCATATATGCTTCCATAATATCAACTGCATTTTCCATAAATTCATCAGAATATAAATCTAATTCACCATAATTTTCTCCTAACCACATAAGAAAGTGTCGGAACAATCCTTTATATCTCTTGTATGTAGTATCTTTTACATCACGATTTTTGATGATATTAGATTGTAAATATTTTTCATATTTCTTCCAGTTCTCTTCATAAATAAATTTCTCTTTATCAGGAGTGAAATATTTCACCCTTGTTATTTTCTCTTTTGACAATATTTCAGCCTCCTTTTTAATCAATTATTTTATTAGTGGGTAGAGTGTGATTTGAACACACAATGTTTACCATGTAGGTCACGGTTTTACAGACCGCTTGCTTCAGCCATTTGCATACCTACCCATATAAAAAGAGCGTGTAGTACAAACCACACACTCCAAAAATCTAAAATCCAAAAGCCTTTAACATCTTCTGAATATCTTCATGACTTAACTCATCGCTAGAGTAGTAAGAATAACTCATATAAGAGTCGCCATCTGACTTACTGGCAGTAAATCCGTGAGTATTTCCATCTTCATCTTCAGAAGTATGTAAATAAGTTTCATCATGCGCAGGACAGTTCTTACAATCACCATCGCAGTCATCTTCCTGACCAAACAGAATAACTTCCTTATCCTCGTTTACACAGTAATTAATAATATCCTGTGAAATATCACCATCCATATCAATATAGAAAATATCTGTTTTATCAAGAACTCCAAAGTCCTCGATAGGGACAACAGTGATTACACAATTATCATCAACCGATACTAAATATTCGTCTATATTCATATAATCTACAAGATCAATCTCTTTAACACTTGTTTCATCAAGTCTAATAAGACTATCCAAAATATATTCAGCAATTTCTTTATTTACAATTACACCAACTGTTTTATCAGTATGATATAATTTATTGATATAAATAGAGATAATGTCATCAACCTTATCCTCAAGATCAATCATCTGAATGTCTTCATATTTATTTTTCTTCAAATAATTCACGACCTTTCAGATTAAGCAAAAATCTCTTTGAGAGCTTTAACAATTTTTACACATGCCTCTTTGTGAGCAGGTTTTACCCATGTATCTCCTTTATTTGCTCCCAACATTACTTTACCAGTTCTCTCAGGAACATCCTTTGATTTTACTTTGCAAACACCAGGAATAGTAACCTCGTCACCTGCTTTAACTGCATCTGCAACGACTTTTGCCTGTGCGTCTAAAATTTCAGCTACATCCTTCTGTGGAATATTGATAGATACCTCATTCTGAATTCCTTTAATTAACTCTGATTTTGTCATTTTTTAATTTCTCCTTTATTTTCCTTAATTTATTTTGTAATATAAAAGAGGGTAGCGTCTCATTTGAGTGCACTCCCTCTGATACATACAATTGTGACAGTAACATCACAATTTCTATACAATCGGACTAATTAAAAGTAGAAAATTAGCCCAATTTTCATAGTTACTTATGCATAATATAAAAACCAAGTCACTCGTACTTGGTCTACTTTGTCATGAAATTAGTAATAATCCTTGTCTTGGAATCAATAATGTCACCATTTGAATCCAATGCAAGATACATAAACCCGTTCTGATTTGGAATTATAAGTTTACCGTTGTTATAATCTAGCTTATCCAAATCACACACGCAACCTTGCTCATACATTTTTATTCCACCTTGAGTAAAACTTCCTACTTTGTGGGTATGAGCCATTACGATTCCAGTGAATGTGCGATCTACACGCAAGAAATAATTGACTGCCTTTTCTGTTGTTTTTAACATACCAGATGAATAATTTAATGGGTGACAGAAAATTACATTACCTTCTTTTATCCACCATTCTTTATCATAAACGATTTCAATATTTGAATCTTCAAACACTTCACGAATAGAAGAGTATTGTGTCTGGGTTTTATTTCTTTCATCATTAACTTTGAATCCATCATCTACAATCATTCCTAGCGGATCTGTTGGGATGATGCCAAGTAATTCGTTTGATAATCTATCAGAACAGTATCTTTGCATACGGTATTCATGATTTCCAATCACAAACATTACCTTTTTAGGTGTAGTCAGATTGATTAAATCAATAATATACTGTCTTCCTAAAACAAGTTCTTCATCAAGATTTACTTTGAATTTTTTAGGAAATGCAGAACATGAAAAACAATCCAATAAATCACCATTGACTATTAAAGTGTCTACAATTCCCTTATAGCTTGCAAAAATATCAATAGGTAAATTAAACGGAATATGAACATCTGACACACATAAAATTCTTTCAGATGCACCCTCGCAGTTGTGAATATAATTATCATATTCTTCATATCCGACTGCCTGTTTTCTAAGCTGATCTGGTGTAATGTTCAATCCAAGCATATCTCGAATTTCAATCCAATCCATATCTGTCTCTTTACGTTTCTTTGCAAGGCAACATCTTAATTTCCATTCAAAATCTGTTTCATTTTCCAATCTATGTAAGTCGATTATAGTATCCACCTACTCTCTATTCAGCAGATTCAGACTCTTCATCTGGAAGCTCAATACTAATTTTAATATCAAAAATAGTAGTACCTTCTGGTAACATTTCAGCGATACGATCTACAATAGAGCCTTCATCATCAACGAAAACTCCGTTTTCAATTCGTACACCACTTGCTGTAATATTCTTTTTAGCTGCACTAACAATTGCTTTCTTAATCTTACTATCTACCATAATCCTTTAAATCCTCCATAAAATTAAAAATTCCCACCAGAACGTTTTCTGCCAGGATTATAATACATTTGTTTACTTTTATTCTGTTTCACTTTGATATACCCACGAATCTTCCTAATATAATTTTCATCATAACTTAATCTAGCATGTGACTCCAAATAATAGCATCCACAACGAGTTGGAATTTTATTTGATAATACATTGTCTATGAGCCTATACGATGGATTAAGATTCGAGAGATGAGTATGCTTTTCTGTATCTTCTTGTCTACAGATACGGTAGCCATTTTCAGTCTTGTCTATGTAAAAACCTTTATATTCAATTCTATTTTTCATAAGCAGAACCTACTTGACATACTTATCTTCGATGTAACGCTTTCCACCACAAGTCTTGTAATATCCAATATGTTCGCCTCTGCGATCTACATATCCTCGTCTTGTGTTTCTGATTACATCTTCAGATAATAATTTTTCAATTTCATTTTTTGAAATGCACTTAATAATTTTCACTTCTTTCTTAATTTATTTCCTGCTGAATAGCAGAATAGAGTGAGAGTGGAGGGATTTGAACCCATCGACAACTCGATTAAAAGTCGAGTGCTCTACCAACTGAGCTATAAGAGATTAAGAATTGTCAGTGACCATACCACAGGAACTGTAGCACAGCCACCGATCTATAAGAAGAGGAGTACAATATGAATATGTACCAATCTTAGAAATGAACTTTAGAATTATTCAGAATCGCCAATGAATTAGTAGCGATGGAATCTCTTAGATTTTATCAGTTCACCAAATAAGCTGATTATCCGTAGGTTTACCAACCTAACATTAAAGTTAGCATTTATGGCTGCTTGCACCACATACATTGTCTCTATGGACTTTATTGCCTCAGTATGATACGAGATCTAAATCACTGTTCTGAATTTAATTTGTGTTATATTGTGTCCGTATAGGACGTTGTTCTAATGTCTCTCGACAATTATATATTCTCTGTTTTATCAGCCAAGAAAAGCTGATTTCATTGTTTTATATTCGGGGCAGATAATGATACGTCTGCCCCTAGTATACTTTTTAAACTTGCAAGCCCTTACTTATTACACGCATTGGCAATGGCGTGGGAGTTTACTAACGTAACTCTGCGCTTTCTTCCCTCCATATTACACCCATTGTTAAAATCGCTGGAAGCCTTGATTTTACTAGCTTTTTGTGAATTATTTATAAAGTTACTAAGTAAAATTTGTGCAAAAATACTAATTAAAATTCAGCAAGAACTTATCTTTGTTCATTTTATACAAACAATTCAACATCTTTCTAGTGTATTTTTGACTTTTATTATAAAAAATACTACCATTATCTTTTGGCTCAATTCCAAGAGAAGTCTCAATCAACCTATTTATAGTAACAATATTTCCTACTTTTATCTTACTTAATTCATCAAGAACAAGTTTTGATCTATCAATGATTAATTCAGTAGACATTTCATCATCTAAACAAGAATTAGATTGAATAGCTTTAATATAAGAATCATATTCTTCAACAATCTGTCTAATTTTTGTCATTTGTCTATTATTTGCATATCCATCCATTTTAACAAAAAAATATTCAGTTGGGATTGTTTCAACAGTAGAAGCGTTCTGAATTTTATTAATCCAATCTTCAAGCCAGTTCATAGGACATAATAATTCTCTATTAATACGACTTTTAAGTTTGTTTTTCGATTCATCAACTTCCTCTTGCGGTAGTTCTTTACCATCTTTGGTGTATTTAATTTCTCTGGTATATTTCATAAACTCAGGGAAATCGTACTTTTTATACTTTGGCTTACCTGATTCCGTATAGCCAACGATTCTTTTAATGTTCATGCAAGGGAGTTTGCTAATTCTATCAATTTCTTTGTTGCCATCAATTTCATATTCTCTTTTGCATCCATCAATAATAACCTGTGCAAGAACAGAAAGAATAATAAAATTGTCATAGAGTTCTTTAAGTTTTTTCTCATCAGGACCATCTTTTTGTAATTCCGTCCAATAATAAGTCATTGCCAACTGAGCCAAATTACTTGAATATCCGATTCCCATACGTGACTTTGAAAACTTATTATCCATAGCAGCATAATCTTTTTTTGTGTTATTATAGGTAATACCAGACTCTTGTAATGCATTTACAATAGTATAAAAATCTCTATAGCATCTTTCTGCACATTTGACCATTGTTGATTGATTTGTGACAAGCATAAAATCCGAGTCTTCGTCCATTCCATTTGCCCTGTCTTGAATATCTGTATGAATACAATTAACTGCTATTATATTTTTACTAAATGCAAAATACTTATCCATTTCTTTAGAATAGACATTATGTAAATAGCATATATTGTTCGGGGAATTATGTGGATTTCTAAACGCTGCAAGATATTCATTATCATCAAAACGTTTAGTATAACACTGAATACAATTAGATTCTTGAGAAAGTGTTGGATCTTTTTCAAAATCCTCACCAACAGAATAGAGCAGAAGTGCATAAGGGTTACCACATACAGTCAAATTATCACCATTGACCATAATTTTTCCTTTTCTCATTCTAAAAACATATTGTTTAATTATCTCTTTCTTTTCATACCTAAAAAATTTACTATTTCCAAACTCATGATTTTGAGCATATAAATCAGCAAGCATTTCATAATGATTTACTTCATTTGCATTCTTTCTAAGAAACTTTTCAAATTCATCATTATCACGCTTAAGTAATTCAACATAATCAATGCTAATCTGAGCAATATCTTTCACATTATCCTTCGTACATGGAAGAGTATTAATCATTTGATAACTCAACTGTTGATATTGTCCTAATTTACTTTGGTGGTCGGTTTTTACAATGCCCCACATATCACCATCAGAATGAATTCTTTCGCACCAATAGTCATATGCTTCAGTAATATTATTACCCATTAAGTCTTGAAATTTCTTCCATTTAATCGCATTATCAGTAGTTATCATCTTAATATCTTTTAAATAATGCCATTTACCAAACATATCTTGAACCTGGTATGTATTGTAATCATATCCATTCTTCTCACACCAATCTTTAAAGAATTTTTGAAGATAACTCTTAAAGGCACATGATTTAAAAAGGTGATTTCTGAGTAATGCCATACCGTTAATATAAGATGGGAGACGAAGATAATTAGAATCAGCTTCGATTAGTGCCATGCCATCCCAAATTGTATTTTTAACTTGACGTTTTTCTTCGGATACAACACATTTTTTGCGTTTTTCAATTACCTTTTCATTTTTGTTAGTTTCTTTATTTTCCTTTTTGACTTCTACTTCGTATTCTTCTGCTTTAACAACTTTTGTCATTGTTTCAAAAAAGGAATCCTGATCTTTGAGAATTAGAATATCCTCAACAGGTATATGAAGTGTACCAATAATTGTAGATGTGGTAAGTGGAGCATAAGCTGACATTTCAACGATTTTCGCATTGTCATGACTCATTTTTTTTCCAAGTCCAATTGTTAACCAATCATATGCAATGTCATATAATTTACTATTTATGAAAATAACTTGTCCAAGTTTAGCTTTGGCACTTGTACGAAAAAGCATTTCATAATGAATTGTTTCTTCTTTAATTGTTCCGTCTCTGCGTTTACGTTTATATGTAACATCAACACCATTCTCGTAAAAATATTCTCTAATCTCATCTCGTGATTTTTCATTATACAAGTCTTTTCTATCTTCAACTTTTTGTAATGCCTGTTTAATACGTTCCTTAGAATCGCCATCAGTATCATTAAATAACTTTTCTAATCGAGTATGCTCATTATCATAAGAGCGACTTCCAAATTCATAATCAAGACAAATTATATCTCGTGTACTTTCATTTTTTTTACCAGATTTTCCTTTATAAATATTTAATCCATTCTTTTGTAAGAAAAAACTAAATAAGCTATTATTAAACATAGCATCAGTATATGTAAAATAATCCCGTGTTCCAAGATTAACATCATATAGCATACCAGCACTGATGTTTTTTATTTTAATTCCATATTCACTCATTCAGTATATCATCACCGCCTTAACCTAAATTCTCCCAAAATTCATCTTCAGAATCATAGCCACCATAATCTAAACTCTCTGCAAACTCGTGAGATGATTTTGTAGAAGCTTTGTCATAACATTGCTCCAATTCAGAACATTCTTCACATCTAAAATTGTTGTCAAATTCACATTCCGAAAGTTCATCTACAATCAATTCTTTCATTTCTTCAACATTGTCAAAATTATTACTCATATAAAATTTACCTCCACTTATATATTCTCCAAATGAAATTTCTATTTACTTTACAAAGCTAAATAATTTGAATAATCTTTTCGTGTTTATTTTCTTCATTTCTATCTCTTCCTTCTGCATTCTTTCTACATTGCTTATCAAAAGCAAAATCTTTAAAAATTCGATCTGCAACAGAAGGTGCTTTGTCTTTTCGAGGGTAATCTGTGCAGAAATCATATTCTGTGATTAGTCCACCATATATATTCTGGTATTTATGGTTCTTTGATGTAATTGTTACTGTTCTGTTCATTAATTAGTTCTCCTTTTCTGTTTAAAAATAATTTGTTCATTTTGCATCAGCTCCTTTGAGTGCTGCGTTTATAGTTTCTATATTTTATTATTCTCCAAAAGCTCTATCTGTTTTTTTATTTCCTTATCAGGACTATATTCTTTATCAATTCTTTGTTCATGTTCATCGTGAATAAAATGCCTATAATCAGCAAATACCTTTGGGGTAGTAGCGTATTTTTCTTTACCATCCTTAATATATATTTCTCTCTTCATAGGCTGACATTTCACAATTTTGAGTGCTTCTAAAATATTAACTATGCGACTGATATATCTTTCAGAAAGTCCAATATCTTCTGAAATAGTCTTAAAATATCTATAACAACATAGCGGTTTGCCATCCATTCGATTCAAATTAACACGAATATAAGAGAGTACAAGTAGAATATAAGCTGATGATATTCTTGCAGTATCAATCTCTTTATCCTTCAATTTTTCTTTAAAATTTAATATTGCATACAACTCATCAAAATAAATAATTCCAAATTTATCAGGTACATCAAATTTTTCTATATTAAGTTTTACTTGCTGATATTTGACCGAATTGGTCTTTTCTTTTAGATTTTTCTCAAAATCTGGACACGATTCAAAGTATCCATAATGAGAGAGAAGCAATAGAACTTCATAATATTTCTGATTTATCTTTCCATCTCTGTAATTGGGTTTCAATTTAGACCAGTGGCAAAGTTCTGTTATAGAAAATGCCACTGTGTCGTCAAGTGAACGCCTTGCACAAAGATATGAGAAGATTATTACACGCTTAGATGAGAGATCCTTATCATAAATGATTTCTCGTGGAATTTTTACATAGTTTGGCAAGACGTATCACCTCGCTATGTTAATCTACGTAAAGTTGGCAAGCAATTTTAAGTAAAACATTTCCTTGTTGCATATCATTAACTATAAAGTCAACCTTTGGATAATTCCAATCAGGATGTTCAAGATTATTTTCTTTGAATTTTTTATCTGCCTTTTCCCAATCTTTATAAAAATTAGGAAATGTCTTTGAAAATTCTTTATACATTGGAGTCCATTTAGCGGAACTATTCATGCCACAAATTCGCTTTACCTCCTCTTTGTAATCTTCTACTCTTTTTACAGAAACGTTTTTTCGAGCAATTTTATATTCTTTTTCTTTTTTTTCATATCTGATAATAGACTCCCTGATCTTATCTTGATTACTCTCAAAATATGTAATGATGTCTTTACTAAATGTGATTTTTTTCTTTGAAATATGAATATAATTAAGTAATTCTTTATCTACAGATTCATAAAAAGTTGACTTAATAAAATACGAGTTTCTAAATTCGTTAATTTTCATATCAAAAATTCCATGCTCATATAAATAATATTTAAGATTAGTAGGAGCAAACCCTGGAATATTTAACTCTCTGCATAAACTGCGAATATCAAGAATATCATTGACTTCTGGTGGTTTAAGTTCTGAATTATTTAAGTTATTGACAGTAATTTCATCTTTTTTCTGTTCTTCTAAGATAGAAATTCTCTCAAGCAAATTCTTGATAGCTTTATTGATTTCGTTATTTTCTTCTTTATGTTTTAAATTGTAATTACTAAGATCCAAATGAAGTTTGTTTACTTCTGCTTGAATTTCTTTATTTACAAATTGATTGATAATTCCTGTCTTATTGGTTGTAGACTCATCTACAATTCTTTTGACATCCTGTTCATTTACAATAAGTTTACCCATTAGTTCAATTCCTCCATATCAATTATATTTTTGTTTGTAGTAACACCGATTGTTTCAGCCATTGTTTCACACCAATCATTCACCATATATATAATATTCTCTAAATTTTTTCTTAAAGCTGTATTATCTTTTATAACAGGTAGAATTTTGGAATATCTTAATGGCGATAGAGTAGTAGATAATAACTTTTCTATTTCATTTACAAGAGTTGTAATGTCTTTTGAAATCTCAATAACGTTATAGTCTCCACTTGGATCTAAATTCAAAGTTGCTATATCATTTTTCAATTTTATGTATTCTTCGGATTCTTTTTTATATGATTGCAAAAGACTTTCACTAGATTCATTAGAAGATTTTAATGTACTATTCATAATTTCCAAGTTATTGATTTTCGTCTTTAAGTTAGAAATTTGGGACATAGCTTCTTTATATTTATTCTCTAAATCATAATCAGTTTTATCAATTATTTTTTCTTTGGCAGATTGTGATTTTAGCTGATTTATCTCGTTAATATATTGTTGTATTTGTTTTTGAGTATATTTTTGAGTAACATCTAGTTTAGAAATTAGATCTTCTTGTTCATTCTCAGAAAGAGAAGCAATAACATCTGATGCAACAGTTTTTGAAATTACTCCATCATCAAGCAATTGTTTCATTGGTTCTGTGAGATTTCGCTCTATAGACAAAGCTCTTTTGAGATTTGTTTTTGAAGTCCCAAGTTGATTTGCAATTTCTTCCAAAGATAGCACATGTCCAACTTGGGCTTGTGCTTTTCTATCTCCTCCGTTTCCATATCCACACAGTTTTACATACTCAACTGCAACTTTTCTCTGCTTTTTATCATCATTTTTACTTCTTCCAAAATTAGCAGCAAGTAAAACCTTTAGTTTTTTATCTTCATCAATTAAATCTTCTCTGATTCTAATTGGTACTATTTTTATTCCAAGTTCTTTTGCAGCTTTATAACGCTGATGTCCTGAAATAATAGTCATATCAGGTGAAACAATAATTTCCGAAATGATACCTTCTTCTTTTATAGAATTTTTAAATTCTTCATACTCAGAACCAGAAATATCATCAAAAAATTCGGTATTACGTGGATGCACCTTTAAAATATCAATAGAGACATTCGTTATTTCTTTACCCATTTTCTTTCCTTTCTTCTAAAACATAATTTACAGTTACAATTTGTGAGATGAGAGTGTAATAAGTGATTCAATAGTATATTCTCCATTTGAATTCACAAAAACATTAAAAGTTGCACTTGCATGAAATTGTTAAAAATTCATTTAGGTACATACAGCATGTACCCAAAAGTGAAAATTTACTTCATTTGGGTACATCCCAGCTATCAATTTTGTGCAGTCTATATCTATATAGACTCATATTATCAAGAGAAGAATATTCCGTTTGTATTTCGCTTACGCTACATACAAACTCCATAAATTTTTGGTTGGTTGTTATTGATTGATTTAGGTACATGGTGTTTTGGATTGGTACTTTCATTTGGGTACATATATGATGTACCTATATTATTCCTGATGCTGAAACATATTATTTATTTCCTTTAAGTGAAATAGCATATAACATATTTCTAATATTGAAAACATATATCCAAAATATTCAAGATTTTCTCTTATATAGGGATTTGATAATTTTCTTATAACAGATTTTCTTGTTCTTTTAAATAAAATTGACTTCTTCATAATATCATTCTCCTTCTGAATTATTCTCCGTATTATTCTCTCTTTCCAAATCAACATACTTCTCTTTATAAATATCCTCTACAAAGAATACTGGCAATTTATCATGGTACTTTTCATATAATTCCTCGTCAGGAATATGAGAGTAACATTTACCTATTGGAGTATCTACTGTTCTGATATAATCTTTTACAATAGATTTATTTTCCTTGAATCGCTCATTTATTTTTCCACAAATAGTACAGTAGGTATATAAACCTGTATTAAGATAGGTTTTTCCTATAAATGCGAATCTATATTGGATTAAACATTCTTTATATTGATGTTTGTGCTTTGATTTGCGGTTACTCTTTGAAATATTACTTTCTGTTGATTTGAGATACTTTGGCATTTCGTTTTCTGTAATCATGTTTGATTCCTCCTTTTATATTTTTGGTATTGATTTAGTTGAAGATTGATATTTATATATTCTCTACTTGAGATGTGATTAGTAATGAAATATGTCTACCCAAAATTATTTCTTCCTAACGTCAGAAATACCGTCCCTATCAAGGGACTATTTTTATGCTGTCTCATAAGATATTTGGGATGATATTCTAATTGATAGTTGGTAAATATGTATAGAATTGTAAATTGACATAGTTGTAGAATTGGTGATATTGTACAAATATATGATTCGATTCTCTTTTATTTGACGTTGTAAAATGCCCATAAAAATGATTTTTATTGTGTTGGTGGAGAGCTGCTAGGGTAAGAATTAAAATGGCTTATTTGGGCTAATATGAGCGTCAGAGAGTGTAGTGGTATATTTTTGTATAAAAATAAGACAGACTGAGTAATCAATCTGTCTTAAATAATTAATTTTTATTTAGAATATAACCAACTAGACTCTGGTTTAGCTATGAGACGAGCATTATTATATGCCATATCAAGTGTTAAGCATGTATATCCTTGATAACAATTATCTAATTTTGTAACTGCAAGAGCTAAATCAGGTTTTCCTTCGTCTGTGTCTAAACATAAAGGAAGTAATAATTGGATTTTATCTTCATAACATTGTGGAATTGCTAATTTATAATTTGCTGAAACTCTACGTTTCATTAATTCAACTGCGCCTGTTAAGATACACATTTTATTTTCTTTTTCTAAAAATCCTTTTGGTAATCTTTCTTTATTCTTTTCATCTTCCAAAATATGCTTGAAATGTATGTCTATTGGATAATGCCAATCAAACAATAGAAGAGAAGGATCTTCAAAATAATTGGCTTTTTGAGGACGTTCAGATATTCCATGTTGATTTAATTCATGCCCAGTAAGAAATGATACATTATACTCCTGATCAGAATATGCATATATTGATTCATAATATTTGGTAAAAAGTCCTGTATTAAATAAAGCATAATTATCTTTTCTTATAATTTGTCTTTCTGTTCTAAGACGTTTATAGGTATGAACTAGATAATTAGTTAATATACCATTATTAGGATAAGTCGGATTTGACCAAATTTCTTTATCTGCTTTTTTAGATAAAAGTTCAGTATATTCATTCCAGTTTACATTAAAATGTACCATATGTTCAGCCCCTTTTGTATTCTTAAACGCTTTTGTAAGTATATCATATTTTTGAGATTCTGGAAATGGGAAAGTAGCAGTGTCATCTGGTTTATATAATTCAAACGGGTATGATTCATACTCTGGCAATTCTTGAGGTATATATTCTCCTTGTAAATTATTACAAGCTGTCTGATACGCTTCTTGTGGGGTGCTGGCATATACAAGATAAATATGGTCATAAGGCTCATAACAATATACTGCTGTTGTTGGTATTAAATATGTATTCATTTTGTGTTTTCTCCTTTAAGTTGAATAATTATTTTTTGTATTGGTTATATAGTTATTCTCTTATTGGAGTGGTTTTGTATGCAGTTTTTAAGTACCCCCTGTTGGAAGTGTGGCGAGAGTATGTTTTGAACGATTTTTGGATGAAAAATCGTTATCGGTAAAAGTGCTTATAAATAAGGAAGATTTTGGATTTGTGGGTGAATTTTTGGCGGGATGATGGTTTGATTTTTTTGGTTGTAAAGTGGGTGAAATGCTTAATTTTAGTGGGTTTTGACGATATGGAGTACGATAAAGGATAAATTCTATCTGAATGACAGATTTACCTTATTTTTATGGGATTTTTGATAATTAAGAGGAGATAAATTTTTAGAGTTGGTGTATAGAACAACCTGCTATGTACAATCTGATAAAATACAACTATCTTTTTAGTTTTTGCCACCCCCGAACACATGTTTTGTTACGGTTTTTCTACATTTTTCCGTGGGATTGATAACAGAACAAATGTTCGATAAAATCAGATCTGGACTATCTGAGCAGAACATATTCGAACATATGTTTGTATTATAATTTTATCGTAATTTTTGGAAATTATTATTGACAATCACATTATCATGTGATAGTATAGATAATGTCAATAGGACATATCAACACATAAAAACATTTTTAAAAGTTTTCAAAAAAGTCCTTGACAAACACACATACGTGTGATAATATAATCTCAACAAAACAAAGAACCACACAACAAAGTGTTAAGGCTCTGCAAACTCACATAGTTGCCAATTCAAAAGTTTTTGTTGACAATCACACAAAAATGTGATACACTTTAAGCAGTCAAGAAACAACGACTTGAAAATAGGGTGCAAAGTCTAGCACACCTTACACCCTTACATAGTGGATAGCATGAAAATACTAACCTTTACGCATTACATATTCTAGCATATTTCATGCAAAAATTCCACAAAAAGTTTTTAAAAAATCCTATGTAATACCTTTAATTAGGAAGTGGTGTATTGCACACTACGCACTCATAGGAAGAACATTGACAATTAAATCAATCGGCGGTTGTGAGCTATACAAGGATCTGAGTAGATAATGACTTGTAACAAAGTCGCTCCATCCAAGGATATAACTAGACAAGTGCGTGAAAACCGTACAATCAGGGAATAAACCGACTGCTAGTTAGGAATCGTAACAACTTGAGCCGTATAACTGGACTTAGAAGTAATGCTACCAGACCACACAATAAGTCTGTCCGTTCCAAGTCGGATTAAAGCAGAGGACTTCACACAAAAACAATTTTGCACCTATGCGTGAAATAGGAGAATAGGAGTACACTATGGCTAAAAATCAGATTAACTTTACAAAAATGAGCAAGGAAGCAACTGCACAGTTAAACACATTTAAGGATTCTGCTCTTGCAATCGCTACAGAGGATTTACGGTATAAAGCAGAGATGAAACCACTCAAGGCTCAACTTGAAAATATTCTTGCGAACCGTCAGAACGATCTTAACAATGGGTTATCTGTAGAAGAAGTGGCTGCAAAATTTCCACGCATTGAAGTTGACAATGCTATCCGCAAGGCTGAAACTGCACACAATGCCATTATTGAACCATTGAATAAAAACATGAAAGAAACTTATAAATTTGTACCGGACAATATGCACTCTGCCTATGTGAAAAAGATTGACGAACATAAGCGTGGTGACTTCTTAGAAGCTATCAAGCAGTTCCTTGTAAATCTTGGTATTGAAAATTGTTCACAGGCTCAAATCAGTAAACTTGCTGAAAACATGTCTGATATGTTCGGTGCAAAATATGCTACATCAAAGAAGATTGTCAATGATGGAGTTATGCACACTTCAATCAATAAGGCGGCATTTAACAAACTTTTTATGGCTGTATTCTGCGATATGTACATCAAATAAGAAACTTGTAAACACGCAATAAATCCGCTATACTATAACTAGGAAGGCGGTGGAAGGATGGAAGAGATGAATAATCAGGAAACAATTAAAATTTGCGTAGAAGAATTTTCACGCTTACAGGAATGGATGGAAATGGCAGAAAAAGAAAGCGCATTATATAAATCCATGAAAACACGTTACAGAGATTTAAAAGTCATTTTATCCGCTTTGGGTGTAAATGTAACGGAACTTGACACGATAAAAGAATAATGCATAGTTAGAGGAGCAGATCAACGTAAAAGGTCTGCTCTTTTATAGTGTGCATTATCACAAATTACTTGTGAATCACACAGTTATGTGATAGAATGGAGGTGTATCTAATGGAGGTAAAATAATATGATTGTATATAAAAAATTAGAAAAAATATTGAAAGATAGAAATATGCAATGGAAATCATTGTGCGATGCTGGAATTTCTGTAAATATGCCAGCTAAATTTTCAAAAAACAAACCAATGAATACGGACATTATAAATAAAGTCTGCGAATATCTCCAAGTCCAACCTTCAGAAATTATGGAATGGATACCAGATGCAGAATATAACAAGGCAAATGCTGAAATTGCTTCAATCGAGCAGCAAATAGCAGAGTTAGAGGCAAAGAAAAAGCAATTACAAGGCAAATAACAATGTATCAAATATAACCAACGCACCCACAAAGCACCCAATTTCCGGGTGCTATTTTTATACCCAAAATTAAGGAGGACAAAACCATGTCAGAGAAAGCAAAATCAATTCACAATGCTTATTGTGACTACGAAGTAGCAAAGGCAAAACATCCGTCACGGATCTATTCAGTACGATCTGAGGTTAAACGGAAACCACAGGGAATTAAAACGCACAATATGAGCAAAGCGATGTTAGCACAGACGTTAGCATCGCTTTTTTAATGCACAGAAGGGAGAATATAAAAATGCAGAAAGCAATTATGTTCCGTGCTTACAACGGAGTTGAAATCATAGACACTCGCCCAGAAGCTGAAATCGCATATTCAAACATGAAATATGCAGAGGAACTTGCGTCAAAGAGAAAACAAAAAAGAAACAAAGAACATAAAAGTTTTGCAGAAATATTATCTGCAATGCTTTAGATAAAAGAAAGGAGACAGAATGAAGGGTTATAACACGCCAGAAGGCTACAGAGGACTTGTAAAAGGTAAATATATGCTCTTTGCAAGCGAAACTGAATATTATGAATATATGTTAGAGAGGGAGGAAGTATGACTGAAAAACAGGTAAGGGAAATAAAACGTAACCTTTGCGTAAACTGTGGTGACAGATGTTGTTGTCACGGAATGGAAAACTGTAAGGATGCAAATGAATATATTGTGAAGGGAAGTGAAACAAAATGAAATATATCACTTATGAAGAACCACTAAAAGGCAAAACATTCACAGAAAATCAGATGCATGAAGTTTATAGAGACTTAGCAGACAAAACAGAATATCCCGATTTTGAATGTTGGAAAACAGATATGGTTAAATCTGGTGTATTTGAAGAAGTTTAGTAACTAAACGGCAAGCGAAAGCAAGCCGTTATTTTTATGTAAAAAATTAAAACAAGAAAGGTTAAAAAGGTAAAAGTTATGTGTTATTCAAGAAAAGTAGAACCATCAGTAATTGAAAGAGAAATGCAGGAAGCACGGAATAAGGAAGAATTTACAGATAAGGTTGAAACAATCACAATTAAGCAGATTGTTGAAAATGCAAAAGTAAATTCACGGTTTGGCGACAAGATACTTGTCAATATCAATCCTTTACATATACATATTCCATCATGGCAAAGAATGTGTGATGTAGTTGCAGCAACGGAAATCGGAACAAAGTACAACAAATATAAATGGGAAGTACCGAAGCTGTTATATCTTAATGGAAAACTTTGGTGTGTAGATGGTATGCATCGAATTTATGGGGCTTTTAAAGGGAAAATCGAATCCGTTATTTGTGAGATTATTGAATGTTCAGAAAAGGAAGCAATTAAATTATTTCTTGGTCAAGGTATTGATAGACGTAAGATGTCTCAGGTTGACTATTACAGAGCTGCAATCGAGTATGGAGACGAAAATTATATTCAGTTAAAAGAAGTTTGTAATAATCATAATGTAGCTGTAAAGGGAGATCCAATTGAAAACCAGGTAGGCATCTTTACACCAATTAAAGACGGAATCAAGTCAATTCGTAAGAATGGAACGGAATTGCTTGATAAAATCATTACTCTAATTACTGATTTACAGTGGAACGGATATGCAGATACATATAATGGGAAAGCATATACTGCAAAGTATATCAGAGTGATGCATTCACTATATGCGTATTATGAAGGCAGAACAGAGCAAATGGAGAATATCTTAAAAGAGAAATGCATTGGTACAGAGTTTTTTGTTGAAAATATTATGAACTTGGAACAGTGTGCAGTATTTGATTATCTGTCTGAAATTATTAGATATGAAATGGAAAGTCCATTCACAGAGAAGAAACGCAAAACTGCAAAGAAAACATTTAAGTCAAAAGCAATGTAACAGAGAATAAACAATTAGAAAGCGAGTGATGAAAAATGAAACATCGGTAACAAAAAATATCAAAAAAGCAAACCAATATATACAACATATAAATACGAAGCGGGGATAACGGCTACACGGTCACATTATAATAAGGAAAGGATTGGTGTTAATGACATATAGAAGAACAAAACAGTTAAGAGAATTTGAACCAATTTTATATAGAAATGGTTATAGATTCGCACGGTGCAAAGGAAGTCATTTCATTTATATTAACAGGACTTCTCATAAAATAATCACAGTCAACAAGGACTTAAATAGAATGGTAAGAGAAAGACTTATTAAGGAAATGGAGTTTGGAAAATAATATGACAATTGAAGAATATGAGAACACAAAAAACGAATTAATAAATAATCTGGAATCAGAGCTTGAAAGATTAGCAGACGCTGCAAATGTTTCCTATGATAGTGAGGATGACATTGAAAACATCATTGATAAGGCAGAATGTGATTTAGAATTGATTAACTCACAGATATATGATGTTAAAAATGCTTTATCTGAATTACGCAAAATGAGAAATACGAGAATAGAAGAGTAGGGAGGTGTAAAAGATGAAATGGATAGAGTTATTACGGAAAGATAATTATGCATTATTACAAAGCGAAAGTGATACACAATATGCGGTTGTAAGTGGTTACGATCCTGCACAGCCAGAGAATCAGCAGTGGTCACACGGAACATATTTTACTTATTGGAATAATGCAAAGAGAAAGGCAGATTGCTTGCAAAATGCTTTAGATTGTTTCAGAAGTAGAACAGAAGAGAATTATGTAACCAAAGGTCAGAAATACCTTGAAATCTACAGATATGACTATATGGAAGGCACGTTTAGGGAAATCTTACAGTCATTAGATTTAGATGATGACTTGGTTGGTGATTCGCTTGGATGCTTCTGCATTGTGGATGAAAATAGTTTGAAAAGTAAGGAGAAATAATTATGTCACGGAAAGCAGAAGAATATGTAGTGGGGATTTTATTTCCTTATGAAAATAGAACAGAAATCAAATATGTAACAAGCATATCAAGTAAATCAAAGGTTGCAAAGTGGGAGGATGGACAAAATGCAATGACTTTTTCAAAAGCATATGCAAAGGATCTTGCATGGGGATTAACATTAAACGGAAACCCTGCAATTGCAATGTTGAAAGAATCGTATTTGCATTTGGAAAATCCTAAAATAGAAAGTGAGTGATTAATATGACAGTTGGAAAATTAAAAGCAATGTTGGAAGAATATAACGAAGATATGGAAATTATATTTCAGCCATCAGGCGGTGCATATGGAGAACGTATTGGACATGTTATTGAGGAAGGCAAGGGAATAGCTCCGTTTAGAGGTAATGACTACAAGGCGTTAATTCTTACTTCTGATGGACAATGTGGTGAAGTTTGTAACGAGGATGATTTAGATTTATAAAAGGAGTGATAGTATGTTAGATAAGCTAACAGATGAACAGAAAGAGAAGATCGCCGATTTGTGTGAACAAATCAATTACATTTTCACGGAAGAAGACAATGGATTCACAGAAGATAATATTGATGAATATTATAGAAGTTCTCTTTATAAGGGAGTTTCGGGTGTTATGTATGAACTTGGAAAATGGTGCTAGAAACAGATATTTCAAGGTAAAAGGAGAATGAACAATGGTAAGAATTGGTAGTATTGGAATAAATTTGCAGGATGAAACAAAAGAAGTTTCATCCGAAAATAAAGTTTTGAGTTTTCATCTTTTTGGTCAGTGTCCAAAATGCAAAAGAGAAATAGAACTTGTAGAATCTATGAAAACAGATTCTTGTGAATGCGAAGATTCATATTCATTCACAGGTTGGAGATATAAATGTAAATGTGGTCATGTGGTGCAAATTCATGAAGATGCTTTTGATTCTGTTATTGATTCGTTTTATGAAGTTGGATTTGTAGAAGAAAACGCAGAGTAAATGGATAGTTTATTAGAAAGGAGAAATAAAAATGGCAAGAACAAATTTTGATATTATTAGAGGTTTAATGATTGCAGATAATACTCTTGACTCTTGGATTTGTGAAACAGAAGCAGAAGAGAAAAGAGATTTGACAGCAGAAGAAGAGAATGCATATATTCAGAATATTGTGGATATATGCGAAGAGATAATGCAGGGTTTGTCTTGCACTTTAGTGGAAGCATATAAAGAGATTTCAGAATAAATGCGTGTTTCCTCGGCTTTAGAAAGGAGAATTGATATGTGGAATGAAAAGCATGATGTATACGGATGGAATTTGAATAGGCATTCAGAATTTTATGGCTCAAATCCTTGTAAAGGATGTAGTAATTTTATAGAAAATTTTCCTTATTGTAAATTATCCGCAATTAAAAGTACAACTTGTAATACTGATGGAGAATTGAAATATTATAAAAAAGCGGACTAGATCCGCATTTCAAAGGAAAGGTAGGTAAAAGTTATGTATAAATGGATGTATGACAGAATGGTAACAGAATATAGTAAAAAGTCAAAAGAAGAACTTGTACAGGAAATTATGGCATTAGAAAAAATTGAGTGCTCCGATAGATGCTTTGCAAATGAATGTCAGGCAGGGGCAATGAGGAATTTGTAGAAGATATTAGAGAATGCAATAATCGATGTCCAAAATGTGGAGGACTTTTGATTGCAAAGTTTGGCGCAGGAATTTCGGTTGAATTTTGTGCAGAAAGTAACTGTGATTATGAAGACTACGATTATGATTTGTAATAAGAAATTCGCATTTCAAAGGAAAGGAGCAAATTATGGATAGATACTTAGTTGTGTGGTTAAGAGAAGGCAGAGAGAATGTTGATGTCATTGATAATGCTATCACTCCGCATGAAGCGGCTAATAAGGTAAAGGAAATGCATTTAAATGCTAACGTAGTAGCAGTAGGCATTATGTTAGATAACGAACAGTGGAATTATCTGTAGTAGTTAAAACTAAGATTTCTTTGGAAGGAGTGAAGCGAAATGACAAGTGTTGAAAAGTCAAAAGAGGACGCACGGAACTTAAATGAACTTACGGATCACTTGATTAAATTACTTGAATCAGATGACAAGCGGTTCTCATTTGAATTTTGTGCAAGCGGCACAATGGAGATTTACGATAAAGAAAAGGAAATCGGGTATGCAGTTCATATTGCACCGATTGAATATGACGAGAACGGAAATGCAATAAATTTATAGTAAACGCAAAGGCAGTTAGGAGAATAAATACCTAGCTGCCTATTTTATTACAAGGAGGAAATGAATTATGAGAATTGTAATCAGAAACATTACAAAAGATACAATGGTTGATTTTAATAATGACCATGTAATTACATTGCCGATGGATGAAGAAAAATTACGGAATATGTTAGGCAATGACGAATGGATTATTATTGATACACCTGTCGGAGATGAATTTACAAACATTGAAAAGTTAAATGCTTTATTAAGTGAAACTGATGAAGATAATTTGCAGATTTTAACAAAGGCATTTTTACTCAATGAGATAATAGAAAGTGGTGTTGACAATTTTTCAATCGTAGATTTTGATGCAGAAACTTCACAATATAACGAAGGCAATGGAGTTATAGCCGATGAAGAATGGTATGGAAGAGTACTTTATGATTTAGGATATATGAATTTTCCATTCACATATACAGAAGATATGGAAGATTATGTAAAGTGGGAACAGCTTTGGTATACGGCAAATTCTGAAGGTTGGTGTGATGTGAGATATAACGGAAATACATATCTTGTGAAAAGGTGGTGTTCATAATGTTAAATATCAAATGGGATAACGGAGTTACAGGATATTTAAGCGAAAGCGAAAAAGAACTGTGTGAAAAGATTGATAGAGAAATCAGTGCAATCAATGCAATAAGCAAAACGGAAATATCTGTTGCAATTAGTATTGAATGTGGAAATCAGTTTCATATAAAGAAAAATAATACTGGTTCTCTACTTGGCTATATGAATGCAGATCAATGTTTTTGTGCATTGGAAGGAATATTGGTCAGTTTATTATATATGGAAAAGGTTGGTGATTAATATGAAAGAGAAAGCTACACGGAAATTTTTAAAAGAAAATTATCACATTATTAACATTGGTAATCAGCCAATGCAAACATTATTTACTTTTGAAGATGCAAGTTATTATTGCACAAGAGTAGAAGGATGGGCTTGTGATGGTTATGTCTTTGGTGATTATGTTATTGTAACTGGATATGACTGTCCAGGAAAATTAATTCCATACGAAATTACTCAGAAATATGAAAAGAAAGCAAAAGAGATTTATGAGAAATATAGATATGGAAATTCAAAATACTGGACACAAAAGAGAGTTACTAATACATATAGGAAGATGATTGAAAAATTTATTGAGGAGGTAACGCTATGAATGAATGTAAATTATATACAGCTCATTTAGCTGGTACTTCATATGACGGAAACAAAAAATATGAAATGGTGATTATTACAAAATGGAAAGATACAACAGAGGATTCACCAGAAGAAGGACACAAGGTATATTATTTCACACCTGATAACAAGTATTTAAGCGAATGTATTAAGGATGAAGATTGGTGTAAAAGGATTTATGAAGCGTATCCAGAATATAAGAAATTTAAAATTGAAAGGAAGGTTGAGTGTTATGTTGAATAAGGAAACACCTAAAAATACAATGATTAGAGATGAAAACGGAAACATCCGTGAAGGAGTTAAATGGTATCTTGAGCTAAATGATATTCTTGTACGATTCTTTGGTAACGAATGTGGGTATTCAAGAGGATTTCAAAGAGTTGTAGTTGGGGATAGAGGTTATCTTGGTGATGTATTTGAATTAGATATGGATAAGCAGCCAACACAAGAATTTCTTGACTTTATCAAAAATTATCATTCAGATAAGATAAAGAGAATTGTATATAGAAAAGAGGTTGAAATGTACGGAAAAGTAATGTACAGAAATGCAGTTATTACACTATTGTAAGGGAGTGATACTATGACACAGGAACAGATATTTAACGAGAAAATAAATCATTTTTTAAAACATACTAAATTCCAGTGGCTAAGAGAATACGCAGATGAAGCTTTGAAATGGAATACTATGTGTGGGTTTTATCAAATTAAAGCAGAGGATTTCATTGAAAGAATTGTTGCAGCTCCATTGGAGTATATAGAAGATTGGTTAAATGGAAACAATCAATTGGAATGGAGTGGAATTAAAAAGTGAAGAAATTGTAATTTACTTAGAAGAAAGGATGAACAAAAATGAAAAATTTTATAGAAGCATTGTTAAAAGTATTACCATTTTTCTTAGGATTAGCAATTAATAGAATTGCAAATGAAATGGGAGTAGATTTATTTAATTGGAAAGTGATTGTCACAACAATTATTGTTTTTATTGTTTACTTAATGATATGTAAATGGATTGAGGGTAAATAATACAGAGAATAATAAGGCAGACGCAAACAAATGTGTCTGTCTTATTTATTAAGAAGGAGAATGCGAAATGAAAATCAGAGGTGATGAAGTGTTATGGCTATCTGAAAAAGGAAATGTAGCTGTAACATATGCACAATTTGATCTTGGTGAAAAATACAAAATATTCCACAAAGTAAAATATGGAGATAATTCTGTATGGGAATACAACATTGGATTTGGAACGCAAAGCGAAGCAACAAGGTATGCAGAACGGATTTCAGATATAGAGATTGAGAGGTAAGCGAAATGATTGAGTTAAAAGATTTGCTAGAAGAAAATGAAACAATTGTGACATTTCATCTTTGCAATGAATATTGGTCACGGAATGCAATCACAGTAAAAGGAAGTGATGATATTTCTGGTGCATTAGAAATGACATTACATAGAATACTTGAAGCTGGTGGAACAGAAAATGATGTAAAGCGAATTATGGGTGCGGAAATTCCAACAGAAGACGAACTTAAAGAACTTGAAGAGTTTGAAGAATTTAGCTGGATAGACTTAGGTTATGTATTACCTGGTTTGATTGATTTATGGGAAGAAAGTGAGGTTGATTGATATGGTAGAAATCAAAATAGATAACACAGGCGATGGAACATGGTGGCTGTACAATAGCAATCAGAGTTGGAAAGATTATTGTGGTTGTGAAAACTTCGATGAACAAGTTGTTCTTACGGGTAATAGAGATTTTACAGACTGTACTGAGGCAGAATGGTATCAGAAAGCAAATGAACTATTAGATGATATTGCAAATGATTTTGATGCACTAGATATATGCGATGATTATTCATTAACGCAGGAACAGTATAAAACAGCAAAGGAAATGTATGATAAATGCAGATGTATAGAAGATATTCTCATTGATGTAATTAGACTTCTTTATCCAGAAGATACTTTTGAGACTGGGACAATTAGAGGGTACAGTCAGGGAGATTGGCAAGATTACATTGTCAAGGGAGATGTTGATACAGATTTACTTGAAGCAATGTATTTTGGAAAAATTTCTGATATTACCGTAACGACGGGCGAAGAAGAATTTGGAGATGTAATCACTCATGACGAACTATGGAGAGCAGAAAGAGAAGAGGGGTTAAAAGAATTTTTCAGAAATCATTACGAACTTGATAAGGATGAAGAAATTCATATCTTACAGGCAGACGGATATAAGCAGGTAGTTGATTGGAAAGCAGTTGGATAAAACCAAAGGAAAGAACTGTTTCTTAAAGAGAAAGTGAGGTAGTAAATATGGAAAAAGATTTTAAGACTGAATATAGATGTGAAAATGAATATAGAGATGAACAGATAAAAGAATTGAGAGAGGCGTTGCTAGGAACAAAAAGAGAGATAGGTTATTTTAATCCATTAAAAGGTAAATGGGAAATAAATTATTCCTCAATTTTAACAAAGCTGATCCAAGAAGCAGGTCGTTGGTGTGAACATTATGCGAGCGACTTATTTATCATATGGAAATATAAAATTGATAAGAAGTTAGATGACGGAACTATGGATACAGAGCAATTCGTATTCGGTTTCAGAAATGATGGTGTAGATCACAAAGAATGGTATGAATTGCATAAGAATGATACAGGCAGATACATAGCAGTGTGGTTCTTAGATGTAACAGTTAATGATGGAAAAATGAAAATGGTATTACACAAATAAAGGAGAGTGATTGAAATGTATCAGCATATAGAATTTATTGATGGTAGTAATTCTTATATCAGCAAAACGGAAAAGGATTTTAAATGGATTCGTGAACATTATGTTCTCATTCCCATTGCAGAAAATTTCTGGAAGGCAACCGATAGAATTTATTATAAAGTAGTTGGCTTTGCAGATAAAGATAAGAGAGCTACTTTTAACAGAAATTACAAATCAAAAGCAGGTGCAATGAGAGTAATTCAGAAAGCAATTAAAGAGAATAAATTTGAGCGTATTGTACTTAGAAAAGAGGTTGAAGATTTACGGAATGATGAACACTTTGATATTTCAGTGAGTACACCTATTAAAACATGGAATTTGGGATAGATTGGAGTAATGAAAATGACAAAATTAGAAAGTATTAAATGTGAAAAGTTACTGAATGAAGCTATTGAATATGCGATTGATGCAAAAGACAAATTGGATGTAGCTGCAAGACATCCTAATGCAACGGAAAGATATGTTCTGGAAAATACCGCACATAATCACAGAGGTTATGCAGAAGGAATTAATCAGTCACTTGCAGTTTTAGGATTTAAGCATGAACGGATGGTAGAGTTAGAAAAATTGATAGGTTAAGAAATAGCAATTTCATAAGGAGGTTTGACATGAGATTACATCTATTTTGGCTTGATAAGAATTGGAAGAAACGTGGTGATTGTGCCAACAATTATAACCTCATTGTTGATATGGAAAATAAAACATATAAGGTATATACGAATGCTTTTTATGGATATTATCATCCAGAAGATATTGAGGTTAAAAAGAAATTAGATATTGAAGATTACATAGAGTATTTAAAGAGAAATGGATTTACAGAAATGGAGTGACAAACATGAATTATACTTATTTTGGAAACAGAATTGAAAGAAGCCCATTAGGGAATATGGGGTTACAGTTATTAGAAGCTCAAGAGAAATTAGTTTCTCAGGAATATGAAGTTGAGAATCTTAGAATTAAAGCAGCTATGTATAAAGCATATTTCTTTCGTAATTCCATATTAGCAGAAAAATTAGAAAAGCAAAGTGAAGAAAACAGAGATGCACTTATCGGAGAGTTTGATGGTTTTTCATATGCAAGTTGGAGAGCTAATGCTGTATATAGAACGCTTGAAAATATGTACGATGAAGGACTATTAACTGAAAAAGAATATAGAGAATGCAAAGTATGAAACAAGAGTTTCATTGGCAGAATTAGAAAGGAAATGGTGAATATTATGACTTGGGATGAATTAAATAAAAAATATCCAGAAGCAAGATATGAAATGGATAATGAAAGAGAAAGAGCATTTTTGAAAGATTGTTATAGTGCTTATAAAACAGTTGGATTTGCTGATAAATTTTGGTCTCCATTCGATTTAAAAGATGAGGATAAGAAGTATATTGGGAAACCGTTTAAGGTAATTGGACGATGCGAAGAAGGGAAAGAGTGGGATTTAGAATCTCTACCAGCTTGGAATATAGAATTTGAGGATGGACATAAAATGAGTGCATACCCTGAAGAAATATACTTAAATGATATGCTTGCGAACGGCTATGAGCCAGAAACAACGAAATGAGGATTTACCGTGAAGAATGGAGGAAAACATTATGAATGATGAATATAGAATTGAAGTAGATACAGGAAGCGGTGGTTATGGTTTTACAGATACGTTAGCAGAACTTCTTGCCGATGTCAAATTTGTATATGGAAAGAAAGAAGTAGAAAAAGTGTCTATATGGACTAAATCCTCGAAAGAGGGCGATGAATATGTAAGTGAAGATAAACGGATGCATATTTGGAATATCGGAAAAAGTTAATGAAACGATGATTTTTTGAGTTAGAAAGCGAGGTAAAATATGATTACAAGAGACATGATAAAAAATGGTTTCGAAAATGGGACTATTTCAATTGAAGAAGAGTGTTTCGGATGTTTAGGCATCTGTTGTAAAATCGGAGATAATGCTTTTTACTTTCTTGGTTCACAAGATGACAATATCACAAAAGAAGAGTATTGGAAATCATACACATTGGATATGACAATTGATATGATTTTTGACATTCTTAAAGATTCTGAATCAGCAGAGGAACATGGACTGGATGATTTGGAAATTGGATATTATGAATCAGTATTAAAGTAAATGAAACGGAAATTTACTTGGTTTAGAAAGTGAGGTTAATTTTATGGATTATAAATTGTTAGCAAAAAAATATATTAAATATGGAATTAAATGGCTTGAAGGTGAATTTGATACATACAAAGGTATGACAACCATAATGGAAACAGAAGAAAACCTAAATGGAGAACAATTAAGAATGTTGTGTGACGAAATTAAAAAAGACACTAGAGTTAAAATGGCAATGATTGAAAGTGAACATGAATATACTATTACAATTATGTTTAACCGATAAATCAGAAACTTCAAATTATTTTAATAGGATACAAGACATGATATAATATAAAGAAAAACGGAGGTAATTATTATGGCAGAGTTGATTGGGTTTGTATTAGCGATATTGATTTATTTATGGCTTTCAGGTGTGTTTAGCGGAGAAAATCAAAACAATCAGAAATTTGGTGATGGAAAAAACCGTTACGACTTTAAAGATTATGTTGACAATAAGGCAGATAGGTATAATAAATAGGAAGGTGGTTGATGAATATGCTAGTAGAAATGTTAGCATTGTTAGGATTAAAAGGTGTTGCAAGCGTAGGACGTGCAGTTGATGATGCAAAAACGAAAAGAAATACGACAGCCTTAGATTCAAATGGAAATGTAACTTGTATAGGTAGAACAGGTAAGTATTATGTCAATGGAGAAGAAACATATAGATGGACACAAGAAGACAAATATGGAAATCGACATGATCTTACAATAGGTGTAAATTCCGGCAAGGTTTACCGGGATAATTTTGACGATGAAGTAAAACGAATGTCAGCTAATGATGAAAAAAATAAACAATGGAGCTTAAGTCATGGATATCTTGCTTATAATAAGTATGATCCACGATTTCGAAGAAATGTAACAACAGAAATTAGCACAGGAAAAGTAATCGCTACATTATGTGAGGGATATGACAACAACAGAGCAAATGGGCGTTATTATAAATTTTATTATAAAGAGAAATCGCCACACTATAGAGATGATTTTAATAAATCTGCTCCTGGTGATTACGGAATTGAAATCAGTGAGGATGAGTATAATAAGTTAAATATCCCGACAAAAACATGTGGCGAAATACCAGATGATCCGAAAGTATTAAATAAAGTATGGGGTGTTGATTGTTTTTAGATTGGAGTAGCAAAATGAATAAGAATAGAAGAGAAAAGATAAATATGCTCAAAGCAAAACTTCAAAGTACACAATCTGAACTAAAACAGATATCAAGTGAGTTGTCTTCTATATTAAGTGAAGAACAGGATGCATTTGATAACATGCCAGAAGGATTACAGAGCGGCTATAGAGGAATGTGTTCTGAAGATGCAATTGATAGCATGGAAGAAGCGAGTGAAAAACTTGATGAAGTGATTGAGTTGTTGAGTGATATTATGTAAAATTAAAATTGCAAAAGGAGTGATTAAAAATGAAAGCAAAAATAGTTACGGACTCAATATATATTTATACTTATTTGAGAGATGAGTATAACTTAAAAGATAAATTAAAAGAGTTCAATGAAAAACATAGTGCAAATATGATAGGAAAAATTTGCGTAGGCGGAAATGGTTTCGCGCGTTTTTCATTAGAACTTAACGGTACAGAATTGTTAAAACAATTTTGTACAGACAACAATGTAGAACTTATTGAGGTACCGATGTTAAGTGTCGATATTATTAGACCAGCGCAATATCGTAATTTAATATCTTATTATAAATAAAACGGATGAGTTGTGTATAATAACTATTATGTCAAATAAAAATAAGCTGTCTGTAACAACAGACAGCTTATTGGGACTTACCCACTAAGTCCGCAGACATAACGCTTCAACTTGAAACTATATAGTTTCTCTGAAACTCAAATAAATAATAATAAATTATTAGGCAAAAGTCAAGAAAAAAAATTAAAATGATTGTAGAATTCAAAAAAATACTAGAGGGATTTGGTAGTTTAATATAATCGAAAGAAAGTGAAGTGAGTATAATAATAAAAGAAAAAATTGTAGTGGAATACTACAAAAATAAGAAAACCAAGGAAATCACCTTGGATTACGATGATTATACTGAGGAATATTATATTTTTAAACAAGAATATAATGTTTTTAAAAATAATGGAAAAGTATCAAAAACCGATATGAGTGAGTACGATTGTGTCAATAAAGAAGCCGAGAGGCTTTTGACTGAACGTCTTCGGTTAAAGTCAGAAATAAAAGAAGATGAAAAAAGAGCAATTGAATTAGCCAAAATCGTTAGAAAAGCTTATGAAGATATGAAAAATAAAGATTCTGAATCGGTTCGCTCAATTGATTGGAACTATGTTCAAAAAGAGCAAGAATTTGATGATTCATTAACGCCCGGATGGGTAACAGTAAAAATTAAAAGTTCACGCTCAAAATGGTATCAAAGTTATACGGGTTTTGGTCACTCTCCATCATTTTATCATTATCAAGTTCCAATTTGCGTTGAAAAAGAGGCAAAGGAATTACAAAAAATAAGGGAAAAACACCAAGATGATGATACATTTAATTTTGAAATATGTGACTATCCTAAAAGAGTTATCAGAGAAGCCGACCATGATTGTTAAAGGGAAAATATGTTTATGAAGACAAAATTTGCAATAAAAATATTAAATATAAGGGGTGATTATAAAAATAGAAGGGATGATGAAAAATATTATTACGAAATCCATCAAGAAAATAAACAAAAATATGTTTCATTATTTAATATTAAAAGAGCAAAAAAGTTTCAAAGTACAAAAAATGCAAAGATGCATTTAAAAAAACTTGTAGATGAATGCGTAAACATTAACAAGACTTCTGGATTTAAAATAGTAGAAATTGATGAACAATATAATATTATTTCAGAAGAAAATGTTAGTATACAAAAATTGTCTGAGGAACTTGTTGCAAAAAGTCCACAATATAAGGGAACTGAATATTACATCGACAAACTATCAAAAGTAATGACTAGACTCAAAGTGGATAATTATGAGTATAATTGGGATAAAGATTCCGCTTATATAAAATTTACTTATAAAGGAGAGTTTTACAAATTTGACCATAAAGCAACGGAAGAAAATAAATTAACATATGGTACAGATTGTTTAGCTCAACTTGTATTAACCTTAGAAGATTTGGCACGAATGTCAGAACGAAATATATATGATTTTTCAGTATGGATATCAAGGATGAAATATTTACCTGAGAAAAAATTGCTACCACAATGTTTTCAAAATCTTGGTTTTAAATACGATTATCCATCAAAAGAAGAATTAGATAGGGCATATAAAGAATTATTAAAAATAGTTCATCCTGACAATGGTGGAAGTAGTGAAAGCTTTATTAGTTTGAAAAAATCATATGAAGAATGTTTGAAACAGATATAGTGATAGATTATACGTGCAATGTTATAATGACGTATTGACATTATTAAAAATAAAACTATAATATAATTAAAGGAAAATAATATTATGGCAAACACAAATGTAACTATGAGAATTTATGAAATATTAAAAGCTCAATTACAGGAACTTATGTCAAATTTAGGTTTTGATATGATGACTTTCTTTACAATGGCTGCAAAACAAGCAGTAAGAGAACGGGGCGTTGCCATTTCGTCCTGATATGAATGTAGGAATAATTGATTCATGAGGAGGAATATTATGTTTAAGGGAATTCATTATGGTAAAGAAGTATGGTTAAATTGGGTTAATGAAGAAGAGAACGCTTTAAAACAGGTAATAAATGCGATGAAAAAGCAAAATATTCAATTTGAATTATTGCCAATTTATGATAAAGAGGATATTTATCATGAGGACATGATAATAGATGTATTAAAATATAAAAATAACGGAGAGAAGTATTGTATTATTTCTGGATTGAAAAGCTGTTATTGTATAACTAAGAGGCTTCCAGATGATATGGATTTGCCAAAATTGATAAATGATTTATTGGGGCAAAATAGAGGGAAAGAGCCAATGCTCATTGGTTCAAAATTTAAGAAATTGCTTGGCGAAAATATGGTTGAAGCACAAAATATTATTGCAAAAGCAGATTTTGATGCAATTGAAAAGTGGGCTATTTCTCTTTTTAGAGCAAAATCAGAAGACACTATGTCTGATGAGGAAAAAGAAGTTGATGAAGAGTCTTTTGGTGATGAAGATCCAGTAGAGGAAAGAACGATGTTTTTATATCTCTATAAAGTCATTGCGGACTGTTTAGAACGAAAGGGATGTGATTATTCAGATATGAAACTGTATGCAGAACTTGATCATCATGATACCGATACATGGGAGAATGATTTGGAATGGTTGTATGATGGTTTCTATTGGAGAAGCACATTGCAGAAGTATGAAGAAGAAGCTAGAAAGTATTTGGAAGATCAGAAGGACTAATAGTTTCTTTGGGAATTATAATCAATATATTGTAGTTGAAAAAATACACGGAACACAATATATAGTATAAGGAAAATGCAAACCGCTAGTAATAAAATACTGGCGGTTATTTTTATTGAAAAACACAATAAAATCATAAAAAATATGATTGACAGCACACAAACGAAGTGATAATATGATCAGTGTAAGGAGGATAAAACGAAATGGCGAGAAAATCAATGTCAATCCAGATTGAAGAATCCTTACAAGATGCTTTTAGGGATAAATGCAAAAGTGAAAACTTGAAATATAGTGAAGTAGCAGAAGCATTGTTACAGGCATATGTAGAGGGTAGCATAAATGTTGCAATTGAAACTAAATATAAAGTAACACCTAAAGCCTTGTAACAAAAAGGAGCAGGTATCCAGCGACCAAACCGAAACCTACTCCTAACCGACACTTGAACTAAGTCGAAGTGTATTTTTATTGTATCACTTTCTTATGACTTATTCAAGTTGGAAATCCCAAAGAGATTTGTACCTTGAAAATTGAATAACAGATTGGCTATCTCTAAAAGCTGTCGTGATGGAGTTGAAATACTCTCGATAGTCTGTGAGCAAATAGAGAATAAAACTATAGAAGGCTATCAACAAATTTATTAAAGAAAGGAAGATACGATATGCGATTAACAAAAGAGCAGAACGAAACAGAAAGCCCATTACTTGATAATAGACAACTTAGGGATAAGTGTGTCGGAAGATATGAAGTATTGGAACAGGTAAAAACATTGTTACTTTTACCTGATAATGAAACGGCAACAGTAAAACAAATTGCTGAATATTATTCATCAATTAGAACAGACGAAGAGAAAACATTGGGTAAGAAAGATATTATTATTTCAGAAGATGCCATTCAAAAAATTTATCAAAGGAACAAAGAAGAATTTTCCAATGACGGTGTAATGGTTAAAAAGTCTAAGGATTTTTTGAATTGGACAAAGTGTCCAAGTCAAAGAGGAAGTGTTACGATGCAATTTGATAATGGAAAGATATTAACAATATCAAATGCAGGAATCAAAGTATTTCCTAAAAGAGCAATTCTTAGAATCGGAATGCTTTTAACTGGATCAGAGGTTAGTTCTGAAATCCGTTCACAGCTTCTTAATATAGAAGAAAAGACTTCAACGGAAATCAAAACAGAAGATATTGAAGAAGAGCAGAAATTAATGCTTAGTGTTGGAATGGCTGTAGCAAGTGGAGATGCAAATGCAGTTGCAATAGCATCAGCGAATCTTGTGGCATTCAAAAATAGGCATATTGAAAAGTTACAGAATGATAATAAAGCATTAGCAGGTGAGATTCTTTCATGGTCTGATAGAAAGAAATTAAATGCAGGTGTTAGACAGTTAGCTGCTGTGACAGGTATTCCATTTGGAAACATGTGGAATGAACTTTATAAAAACCTTCAGTATAAATATGGAATCTGTTTAAAACAAAGAGGTGGTAAACCATTTATTCAGTGGGTTGATGAAAGCGAATGGGAGAATGTTATCAAGACATTCTGTGCAATGTGTGAGGCATATGATCAGTCACCAACGGAAATGTTTCAGCAGACTACACCGACGATTAAAGCATGATTACATAACTTCCACGCTGTATATGTGATGGAAACTGTCTTATACTTTCCAGTTTAAAGAAAGTAGTATATAATAATAAAGAAAGCGAGTGGTTTATATGAAATATGGAGATATTGTTGTATATAAAAATCAGATTGGAACAGTGGTAGAAAGCGAAAATGATTTCAAGTTCCATCCATGTAATTATGGAAGTTGTTCATTTAGTTTGTTGGATACAATTACAGATGAGGATGTAAGAGAAGCAACGCACGATGAAAAGCTGGAATTGATAGAAAGAGAATTTATATGGGGTAATGTGATTAAGATTCATTGCATCGGAGAATATCAGATTGTAGAGTATATTGATAAAAGAGATAAGAAAACATATTATCACGGATACATTAACTATAGCGATACAAACCATTCCTATTTATACTTGGATTCTGCATTGATTGGATGTATTGGATATAAATATGAGGGTGGAAATGGGAAAGCTGCGATGTATTTTGAAAAAATGATTGGGTTAGAATAGGCACAGGAACCAAGTTTTCATGTGGAGAATAAATTATGAAGAACGAAATATATTCGGTTGCTTATAATGATAAATACGGTGAGGGATTTTCTGAAATAGAACCGTGGATTATAAGTGATTTTGGAAACGACTTAAAGAAGTGTAGAATTAAAGCAAATGAATTGATTAGAGAACGGTGCAAAAATGTCACAATTTTTAAATGCAGTGAGCTTCCAGAAATAGTGACTTGGGATTATGTAAAAGCACATCAATTGTAAGTTTACTTTGAAATAGGAGATGATTATATATGAAATGCAAATGTATAGATAATTCAAGTAGTAATGGTAATTTTACACTTGGATGTATTTATAGAGTAGAAGAAAATGTGGGAATATGGCAGCCAATATTATGCAGATTTAGAGACTGGGATAATCCTGGTAAATTATCTGAAGGAACAATTTTTGAATTTGCGATGTGTAAATTTAAAGTGTTGTAAAAGATTGTTTTTACGTAGAATGGAAAGGAAATAAAATATGCCAAAGAAAATTATATATACGGATGAATTTGGAAACAAGATAGATGTTAATTCAATTGAGGGTATTCATGTTATACTTAATGACATTTTTATGACATGTGATAATGAAAATAGTTGTATATGTGTAAAAGAAAATATTAAGTCAAGTGTAGAGAAATGTTATGAAACCAGAAAACTAGAAATTAAAACTGGTAAACCTCAAGATAAAAGTAGCATTTGGTAAGGAAATTTATTATGGGTAAATATATGGATAATCCAAGTTTCAGGAGGAGAATAACGCAGTGAAATATAAATGGAAATACTTTATTGTCTTGAATTGGGAAGATACACTGAATAATTTAGTAGAAGATAAGATAGGTGAAGAATTAATTATTTGCTGCGATGTAGCAGTTGCAAAATCTTTTGATTCTACGGATGAATTATTAGAATGGGTAAACGAAAATACAGATTTAAAATCAGAAAATGGAGATTTTAAAATAGAGGGACAATATTTACCAGTTGAAATCTAAGTTTATTTACGAATAGAAAGGAAAATATTATTATGAATGGAATTTATGACTTGAGGATTGATTTAGACAGACTAAAGCATTTCGAAGAAAAATAGGATGACTACAAGGTAAATGAATATAAGGATTTAATTGTAAAACATGCAAATGAATTAGTATATAACCAAGATCCATTTTCAAAAGAATTGCAAGTAAAAGAAATTCTATCAAAAGAAAATTTGAGAAAATGTCAGATCAGGGAGCTGCACAGGTTCTAAGAAGTATTTTACTCGCAGATAGAAATAATGTAATTGATTGGACACAGGCATTTTATTTTATACAGAAATATATGCCTGAACTGAAAATGTTTGATTAAAACTCAGGAGGAAATATTGTATGGAGAATATAAAATTTGTCTACACAGAAAATGGAAAAGAAAAATCTTCTTTAGATGAACACAGAAGAAGATGTGAAATTATGGAACATAATCAGAGATTACAGAAAGAATATCCAGTTTATATAAAGCAAAAAAATGAAGGTATTGAAATTTAACTTTCATTGGAAGATAGGAGGAATTAAAATATGAAGAAATTTGGAATTAATGAGATAGAAGAAGATAGCGAAAGTAGAGTAGGTACTGTAATAGCAGAAGACATTTACGAAGCCGCAAAATTATTTAAAGGTATTACAGATAAAAATCTAGACAGTAATTATAAAATATATGAAATAAATGATATATCTGGTAATTATTTAATTATTGGAAATTCAAAGAATGATTTAATGTTTTATAATGCATTGAGATGGCAGTTATTAGATGAAGGAAGGTTAGAAATGAATTGAGGTGATGTATAATGACACAATATGAAGAATACTTAAAAGAAAGGAGTATAGATAAAAATATACCTATTAAAATTCAGTTTGGCGAAGGATTTTATTGTCCAACTTGTAATACAGGAACATACAATAAAGAACATAAATGTGATTATTGTGGGCAACTATTGTTAGGATGTTATGGGTTTGATGAAGAAAAAGCGGATTAATTTCGACTTTCCTTTGGAATAGAAAGGAGAATATTATGTTAAGAAGAAACTTATTTATAGGCATTCCAAACGATAAACTAAAAGAATGCTATGATAGTTATGTTAGAGTTAGTTGCAAAAGAGAAAATGAAAAAGAGTTATTTTCTGATTTAGTAATAGAATATAAGTCTTTTATAGAAAGTAATCATCCTAAAGCAGCGGAAGCAATTTGTCGAAACGATATGTTCCATGAGATTGCAAGAAGATATTTTAAGATAGCTGATATAATTAAGGATAAAGATTTTTGTGAGATATTTGGAATTGAGGTGAAGTAAATGGAAATAAAAGACTATTTGCCTAAAAGAATCCGAGATAGAGTCGTGAGAGTAGATGTTGATGTCGATTTTGATTACGACAAAAATCGAAGCGTTCAACATTATTTTGTAACACTTGATGATGGAACGGAATTTGACGCTACTACAATAAAAGAGTTGAAAAAAATTGCAAAAAGAATAGAATCAAAATCGAAGTAAAGATTAGAAGAGGTGATATAAATGAATAACAAAGCAATTTGTAGAAAAACAGATGAACATTTTACCAAGGGTAAGGAATATGAATGCACATCAGCATATGCAAAATATGAAAGTGCAGTTGTAGATATTATTGACAACAATGAAGAATTTGTCACAGTTGAAATAAATGATAAAGATTTTCAGTTTATTTTCAACTAAGAAAGAATGATTTGTTGGTAAAATTGCAAGAGGTGATATAAATGAAAAATAGAAATGAAATTGAAATAGTAACAAATGACAAATTAACAAAGAGAGAATTAATTGATGCAATTAATAAAACTTTTCCTGATGATGAAATCGGAGATCAAGGAATAATTGCGTACATTTCAACGACAGAAATGACAGATGGAACTAAAATGCAGACTATATGTTTTGGAAAAATATTAGAATTATAACAGATTGGAAGAGGTGCTATAAATGGAATTTAAAATCGGAACTTTAAAAGATATTGAATACTTTATTAATAATGGATATGAACCTGTTGGTGATTTGAAATTTGTATTGAATAATTATAAACATTTGTTATTTAGTAAGGTGACTATTTGTATTAATGCGGATAGAAAAATTATTGATATTCAAGAAGTATTTAAAGAAAACCCATATCCTTGTCTAATAAATTATATGAAATGACGATTTCTTTTTATGATTCGGAGGTAATTACCTATGACTTATGAGGAATACTTAAAAGAAATTGGAATAGATAAAAATATTCCAGTGGAAATTAAATGGAGTGAAACCGCAAGAGGAGTTTATTGTCCTACTTGTTTAACTGGTGTCAGTATGGAATCTACAAAATGCAAATATTGTGGTCAGAAGTTAATTCCATATTTAACCCGATGAGAAATTATTTTTAATTAATTCATAGAATGGAGATGATTAAATGAAGAAAATAACAAAATTTAAAGATATTCCACAATTGACAAGAGCTGGATCATGCAACACGAATATTCCATTAACTCACATGTTAAAAACGATTTCAGAATGGGAACAAGATGAATATTATCAGTTACAATTGAATCCTAATTTTCAGCGTGGACATGTATGGACGGAAAAACAACAAATGCTATTTGTTGAATTTTTACTTCGAGGAGGAAAATCAGCGAGGGTAATTTATTTTAATAAACCAAGTTGGCAAATGACGAAAACCGTAAATGGTTATGATGATTTTGTATGTGTTGATGGTTTACAGAGAATTACAGCGGTAACTAAATTCTTAAAAAATGAAATTAAAGTTTTTGGTAGTTATTACAAAGATTTTGAAGATAAAATACCACTAAGTATAGATTTAATTTTCAATGTAAATGATTTAAAAACTGAAAAAGAGGTTCTTCAGTGGTATGTGGATATGAATGCAGGTGGAACACCACATACAAATGAAGAGATTGAACGAATCAAGAAGATGATAGAAAATTTATAGAGCAAAGAAAAAATTGATTTCAAGTGGAGGTAGATATGTTATATAATATTGGTGATAAATTAAAATGTAAACGTGAAGTTAATTCACAATGTCTTGAGATGAGTAATCCAGATTTTATAATAAATATTGGAGATATTTATATAGTAACCGATAAAGATGATTATCCTGATGATAATCATTGTCATTGGTACGAATTAACTCAAGAAAAAGATAAAACTGTTATCTTAAACGTATGGAACGATGAACCAGAACACATGATTATAGATGATAGATTTGAAAAAATAATAAAATAGAACTACAGTATAATAATATTAGAGGCAGGAATCAACTGCTTCTTTTTTTTATTACAGAAAAGAGGTGACGAAAAATGAATATGGGAAATCCAAAGAGAAGTTCAAAATTTTTATGTTTAAATTGTATGAAAATAAATGAACTTGGATCTGGAATTCAGCGTGGAGGTCATCAGCGTGAAAAATGGCATATAAAGGATCTAGCTTGTTTTAATAAACCTTGTTGCGGAAAACAAACTAAGAATATAGAAATTAGATGGTGTGACGATTTATTGGAGGCATATGATAGAGCCGAACAAATTAGAGATAGATACTATAAAAACGGAGAATAATACATATAGAAAGAGAGGTTATTTAATATGGCACAGACAAGAGATTATGCGACTAAGAAAAAAGGTAAAACAGAGGTGCAGCCATTTTGGAACATGGAAGATATCAAGAATGTTATTGAGTGGTTTGAAAAAAATGAAGAATGGGACGGATATCTTATTACATTATTAGAATTGCTTCTTGGTAGACGAATTGGTGATACAGTTATGATGAAATGGTCGGATCTGTATTACGAGAACGGAAATCGTAAGAGTGAAATTGATACCATCGAGGAACAGAAAACTGGAAAGATCACTAATCTTCCTGTAAGTAATATGGTTTGGGAGGCGGTTGACAATTATTTGTCACACGTAAAAATTGACCCAATGGAACATTATAATGAATATATATTCAGTTATATACCTAAAACATTATGGCTGTTAAGACATCCTAATACACCTTTTTATATGAATATTGAAACATGGTGTGGTTATTTAAATAAAGATTTTTCTGATAAGAGAAAGCAGAAAATTTTGGATGACTTTCATAAGCAAAAAGAATACAAGAGTCTTGGAGATTATTTATATTATATTATAGAATACAATGATGTTGTAAAGTGGCAAACAGATGATTATAGAAAGAAACTAAAAAAAGCGGTTGAGGATGTTGGTATTCGATATCCTATATCAAGTCACAGCCTTCGTAAAAGCTTCGGGTATTGGATTCATAAGACACACCCGTTTGATCCTGATTGTCTTTTGTCATTGCAGAAATTGTTCAATCATACTGATTTACAAATGACAATGAATTATATTGGATTAACAGAAGAGAAAAATAGACAGTTGATTAATGACCATGGAGAATTCATTCATAACGTGCTTGCTGGTAAGGGAGATGAGATAGTTAAAAATATGCCAGTTGTCTCATTAAAGTCTGATGATTTTGGAAAGATTATAAGAATGCTTACTGATGATGTTGATAAATATCAAGCTGCAATTAATATGGCAAATGAACTGAGAATTTTATAAATATGTTTGCGATATCCTATAAATATGTTTGTGATATTCTATTGACTTTTATGAATCTTATGAATATAATAACTATTAGTTAATGACAATAAACGACATAAGATTGGAGGATTAATATGAATCAAATAGGTAGGGCTTTCTTAAGTAAAACAAAGTTAGACGTGAATAACAGTGACATTGTGGCAATTGTGGATTTTTTATCCTCGGCAGATTCCATCAATAAGATGATAGTGGTGTCGGATTTGGGATTACCCGCGCTTACTGGAGTTGTGAAAGATCTCGAAGAGAAATTTGCAAATTGCAAAGGTTTTCCTTTGAATCATGACGCTCCCGATCACAATGCTCCAAATAGGCGGAGTATAGGATGGATGATTAAATTCATCATGAAACAAGTTGGGTATTCGCCGGTAGATGGTGGATTAAGTGAAAGAGCAAGATTGCGAGATTTTGCGGGGAGCAAATATTTTTCAACGAGTGCAATTTATCAAAAAAATTGTACCCCAAAGTTTAAAATCAATGTTGAACTGGCAAATGTTAGTTAACAAAATGTAGGATTGCCAATGTAATAAAATAAAAAAATAGGACATACTTATGTGATTTCGTCCTTATCAATGAAATTAATATCTAAATAGATATTTAATGCATCGCATAATTCGAGTAAATTATTGATTGAAATATTTTCTTGCTTAAATCGTGACGTTAATGCAGCCTGTGAGATATTTAATTTTTCGGCAAGTTCTTTTTTCTTTATATCTTTTTCAAGCATTATGGTCTTAAGTTTAAGAAGAATTTGTTTAGTGTTAGCTACTTCCATTTTTGTCCCTCTATGTTTCAAATGATTAAGATACATCTTAATTATATAAGATATATACAAAATATACAAGATATAAGTAAAAAGTTTATACATTATTATATCTTGAAAAATTAAGATATATATTGACTATTTAAGATATATGGACTATAATGCAAAGTATCAAAGGTAATCCAAGTACATAAATAACAAAGAGAGGAGGACGTACATATGGATTTACAGAGATACGATGTTATAAAAGCGAAAATCAAATATCAAGGCGAAGGATCAGTCCAGACTAAAGAACGTCCATATGTTATCATAAGCAATCCAATAGGAATAAAACATGCTTCTATAATTACAGTGATGCCTTTGACAACTAAGCTAAAAAAAATAAACATGCCTGTTCATAGTTGCATTAATGCAGATGATGATAATGGTTTAACAGAGTATTCTATGGTGCTCGGAGAACAAATTATAACAATATCCAAGGACGAAGTTATTGAAAGACTTGGAAATATTACTGATGCTTATGAACGAAAACTTATAGATAAAGCTTGTTTCAACGGCTTGTTTTTTGGAACTGAATATAGATTAGAGGAGGCGAGGGCGTAATGTATGTAAGTAAAGAAAAGGCAAAACAGATAATTGATGAAGCTCCTGGTATGATATGGATTGATTCTTTTAATGGAATGACTTTTATTCATACAAGACCAAGACAAATTACTATTGATGAGGGGAAAAGAATAATTAACAAGGCGAATACAGTTGACTATCAGAATAATGATTTCTTTGGATTGCTTTCATTAGAGGGAGTACAGGAATTTATGGTACACAATATTAAATTTCCCCAGATAGAGTCCTGATTATAGGACTCAAAATATGATATAATAAAAATATCGAACAAAAACCGAACATGATACAAACACCTGTTCGAAATAATGATTGACAAGAACATTTGTTTGGAGTATTATAATTTTTGTAAGCAACAAAAAAAGATAGAGCCAAGCGATTCAAACGCTGCGCCAACAGCTTTCTACTTGACTCTATCAACCAAATACATACAACAGCATTAAGCCATTGCAGAAGCGAAATATCGCTTGTACTTATTTTACATATATTTCGAAAGAAAGTCAAGTTTCAAGCGTTTTCTGCAATTAAAATTCCTAATTTGCACAATTGAATATGGAGAATAATATTATAGGGCATTCGCCAAGAGGTAAGGCACATGACTTTGACTCATGTATTCACTGGTTCGAATCCAGTATGCCCTGTTATGGGGATTTTCTACCCAGTGAGTCCTCAGAACGCAGATTAATTATCTGTAAGTGCAGTCTATAAGCTGCATAAGTTCTTATAGAGAATAACTCACTAACGAGTTACATAACCGACATATACTTTTGTTTCGTTATTTGATATATACCTTCCATATGTCGGTCTGGATCATTAGTTCAGTTGGTTAGAACGCTCGGCTCATAACCGAGAAGTCGTCTGTTCAAGTCAGACATGATCCATTAAAAATAAAAGAGAGGAGATGATATAGTTGGATTTTGTTATAAAGAATAATAAAAATGTATATATCCGACTAAGTGAAAATGGTAAAGCTGAAACATGCAAAGAAAAAAATATGGGGAAATTTACAGAACAGAAAGCAAAGAATATTCTAAAGTCGCTTCCAAAGACTCTTAAGAATCTGAATTTTCGGATAGAGTGTATTCCTGATATTAAAATGGAAACACCTGTTCAGAAAATTGTAAAAGAAGAGTCGAAGAAAATTATCGAAAACACAGATTATCAACCTTCTGATAATATTACGCAATGGGTTGAAAAATTTGGTGCATGTTCGGATATTTTTAAAGAAGCAAGAGAAAGATATGTTGAATTGGAAGATGAATTACACACTTCTGATGCGGCTCTGATGGATGCTTTACATAGTATTGAACTTGAAACACCGAAGGATCTTTATTCTGCTTGGCTTGTATATAAAAAGATAAGAGAGAATAGAAGAAATAGAAGACAACTCAAAGATGAAATGTTAATCATACATAGTATTTTAGAAGAAATTGATGATACAAAAATCAGCAGAGAACGTACACAAAAGGCTATTGATGGATTATTTGATCGTAAATATACATACCGAGTTGTGGAGGTGGACGAAAATGGTGATTTGTAAAAGGTGTTACATATCTATGGTTGGTGTGATGTCATTTTCTAAGGACAAGCATGAAAAGTTTTGTAGATGCCCAAAGTGTTATTCAGAGACAAAACATAGTCAAATCAAAGATGATGAACTGGATTTTAAAGAGATATTAGAGACAAAAATGATTGGAGACATGCGAAAGTGACAGTAAAAAAAACAAATTTATCACCCGATCAGTTGGCAATAGTTGATAGATATTGCCGCAATGATTTACGAGAATTAAAGAAAATTTGTCTGCCGCTAATATCCATGAAGGGTGTTGCAGATATGGAAATTGATGATTTGTTAAGTGATGCGATGAAGGTATTGCTTGAGACAGTTGAAAATTATGATTGCTCAAGGAATGATAATTTCGGAGCATATTTGACAACAAATATTAAACGCTCGTATTTAGATTGGACAAGAGATAGAATGCGAGATAAACGTGTTAATTATGCAAGGGATAGAAATGGAGATATTATTTATGAGTACTACGAAGAGAATGGAGAGAAGAAAAAAAGAAAAGTAATTCTTAAACCATTAACATTAGATGTAACGACAGAGGAAGGAAAGGAAATTAGAGATACGATAGCTTCAGATTTTCGTGTGGAGAATATTTTTATAAGAGAAACAAAATCTGAATGGCATCAAGAAGTTAATGATTACTTGAATAGTTTGTCTCCTTTGCAATACAAGATAATTATGATGCTTGCTGATAAATACACAAAAGAAGAGATTTGTGAAATCTTACATATTGAATCATTTCATTATGACAATCTTTTAAAAAAGATTACTTCTGATGAAAAAACTAAGCCTTTAAAGAGTTTGATGGGAGGAAAAATTCTATGAAATTAATAAGAGATAAGGTAAAAAAAGATACCTGCATGGCATCTAAAATATGTGGAATGATTGAAAGAGAAGATCTGAGAAATGATCATCCACAGCAGAGAAAATCTGGTCAATGGGAAGAAGAGGTTAGAGATAATTTTATAGTAACCGTTATTCAGAATGAAGATTTTGATCCAATTAAGATTTGTGAACAGCTTACAGATAATGGTGTTATCTTGTGGCTGATTGATGGATTACAGAGATGTACCACAATAGAAAATTATAAAGCAGGTAAATTTGCACTTGGTAAAAAAATAAATCCATCAGTGATTGAGTATCAAGAAGTAAAAAAAGATGAAAATGGAAAAATTGTTAAAGATGAAGATGGTAATACAGTATATGAAATCGTTTCTTTTGACTTAAAAGGAAAAAGTTATGCTCAATTACCAGAAAGATTAAAGGAAGATTTTAATAATTGTCCAGTAGAGGTAGTAAAACATCTTGATTGTAGTGATGAAGAAGTGGGGCGACATATTGTTAGATATAACAGTGGAGCGAAAATGAACGTTGCCCAAAAAACAATCACCTATATGTGCAATGTTGCAAAAGATGTTAAAGAATTATCTGGACATGATTTCTTTAGCGATTGTGCAAAATTTTCCGATGTTAAAGATAGAAATGGAACTATTGATAAGATTGTAAATGAAACAATTATGGGGCTTAACTTTTTTGAACAGTGGAAAAGAAATGCAATGCAGCTTGGAAAGTTTTTAAACGAGTATGCAACCAAGGAGATGTTTAATAAGTTCAAGGAATATCTTGATAGATTGTACAATATTGTAACACCGACAACAGGGAAATTGTTTAGTGAGAAAAACGCACTTATATGGTTTATGCTCTTTGACAAGTTTGAAAAAACAGGATATCCAGATGAAAAATTTGGAGAATTCTTAAACGACTTTGAAGAGTTGAAGAACGTAAAAGTTGTTGTAGAACACACTAGAAAACCAAAAGGAACTGAAGAGACAAACAATTTATCATTTGCTGAAATTGATACATGTAATTCTACAAAAGATAAAGGAATGATTACAGACAAATTACATATTTTAGAAACACTTTTAAAGGATTTTTTAGCCAACGAATCAATGACGACAAAAGAAACAGAGAATATTAAAGAAGAGGATGATGAAGAAGAAACTACACTTTCGTTTGTTCAGAAAAATGTAAATTCAAATGTAATCGAAGAAGACATTGAATGTTATGAAAACATGATTGATGATTGCGTAAGAGTTGATTCGGAAGTGTACAAGCAGTGTAAAACAGCGTTAGTTGCGCTTATGGCTTATGCTTGTAAAAATGAAAAAGACATAGATTTTGAACAGTGGATTCAAAAGTATCAGAAAAATAGTTCTGGTTTTAGCACAGATCAAAGAATTAACTATACATATATGAAAAATAGCTTTGAAAGCTTTTTGAAACGTGGGTAATTTGTGAGGCGAGAAGATGCAAATAAATATTAGTTATACATTATATACAGACGGTGATTACAGTTTAAGGAATGCCGAAGATTTTGGCTGTACTAATAGAGACGTAGTAGTTGATGATTTTGAATATTATGATTATGTTGGTTCTATGGAATTTAAATATGAAGAGGAGTGGCGTTGTAAAAGCGAAGCAAAAGATTTTCTTTGGAGATTTTTATGTGATGGAATTCATATATCTTATACACATCCTTGGCTACTTAAAGACTTTTATGACATTATGGAATCTTTAGAGAATGTTATTAATGAATATCAAGAGGGAATATCTGTAGTCCAAAGGCATATAACAGGTAATTATGAAGGAACAGAAATTAAAATAGAAATATCAAAATAAAGTTCGTTTCTTTAAGAGAGGTGAAAGATGAAAATGACGGGAACAATTCGTAGAGTTGACGACTTAGGTAGAATAGTAATTCCGAAGGAAATTAGAAGACTGGTGTTTGGGAAAACGGATGCAACTGGTGAACCAATGGAAATATTTATTGACGGAGAAAATATTGTATTACGAAGATATAAAGAAATGCAAACTTGTGAATGGATAAAATATGATTATAGAACGATTTGTCCAAAGAATCATGATGATGCTGATGATCCATATTGGAGGATACCTGAGAATATGGCTAACATAAAATATTGTCCTTATTGTGGCAAAGAAATAGTTGTTGTAGATAAATAACATTAAAGTTCGATTTCATGTGGAGGTATAAAGTATGACGAATTTAATAGATATTTATAATGAAATTGAAAACAGTATTAATAGTTTATACGATTTTGACTTGAGTTCCCAATATAAAAAAATGATGGATGGTTTGAACTCAGCAATAGAAGATTTATATAAATATTACGGTATTAGAAGATTAAAAATAGATATAGAACAATTTCATAAGAATGAGATTGTAAAAATTGAGCAAGGAGAAGGTGGTTGTTTCTTACTTGGGTTAGATGAAAATGATTCAAGAATTGTTGACTTATACGAACATATGGACTTGTCGATTGATGAGCTATTTTTCTAATCACAAAACAAGGAGATCGGTAAAAATGGAAAATATAAGAAGATGGTTTGAGAATGACAAAGTAAACAATGGTCAGGATTACGAGATTTATGAATACGAAGGTCATTTAGAAGCAAGAACAGATACAGTTATTTTTATGATAGTAGAGCCTCATAGCGGAACTAGAAACAGATGGTTACTTAGAGTTACAACAGAAAGTGCTTTTGACAGATGGGCTAATTCAACTGCTGTTGAAAAGTTTTTCAATACAGATATTGAACTATGTAATTATTTACATGAACATCAGTTAGATATTTATAAGGATTTAGTTGGATATCTTTCAAGAGAATATGATGATATAGCAGAGGAATATTAGTCAGAATATATAACTTTGAAAGGAGCATACAAATATTATGGAACAGATTCAGGAAAATGAACAGTGGAAATTGAATGGCAACTGTAAAAAATGTAGAAGAAATAATTATTGTTCAAAACCATGTACTCGTCATAATAGACGAATAAGAGCAGAATTTAAAGGTCTTGTTGCAGATACAATGAATAAAATGACAGGTGGTGTAATGAGAGAAGCTATTGATAAGACAGTAAATGGAATTTGGTAAATTAGAAGAGGTATTATATGAGTCAATGTATTAGAAATAAGTCATGTGAGATTTGCGGAAGAATAGAAGTTGGGTTAGTAGAAATGAGTGTAGGAAAAACTAAACATTATCTATGTTATTCATGTATGGCAAATTTCGCATCGGACGTTCTTGATTACGCAAGAATGAATTTGACAGAGAAAGTCAATGAATATGGAAATACATATTTTATAGACAAAGAACAGAAACCACAGTAAAACTTCGTTTCATTAGAATTTAGAAAGGAGACAATGTGTTAAATATAGGAGATTGTGTAGGGCAGATTAACAAAGATTCATCTGGTGTATGGAAGTTATATAAGGATAAGATAAATAAAATCACAATAACAAAGAAATATGGTAGAAGATATTTTACTAAGACAGTGTTTCGACCATTAGATGCAGATGATGTAGATAACAATACAAAAGATATGGAAGAGTCGATTGGCAAAGGATATATCATCGTAAGAGAAGTATTTGGGTTAAATGATAAGACTGAACCTTATGCTGAAAGATGGATAAAATGGGCTAATGAGAATCCAGATAAGGCAACTGGTTTGATATAAATGGAGAATATAACAGTAGAAACAATTAACAAAAATAAATATAAGAAAGAAGAGGTA